ACTTCATGTGGGTCAATATCAAGATTCCGAGATACACGAATGATGCTACCCATAACAGATTCATCATCAAATCCGATAGGCAGAAGTCTACGAGTTTTTGGATCTTCTGCAACATAGTCTCTTGCCCTTTTTTCCGTAACACTGAGCATTCCGTTAGGAATCCAACGCATTATACCACCTGCTTCGATTGCTTGCAACTGATAAGAGTGTCTTTTTTCCACAGCACGATCTGCCATGAAGATGACTGCCTTCTTATCATACTTAGTACATAGATGTGCCAGTGATATCTGGGCGTAACCAGTTGCTGGTGAACTGCCATACACCCACTCTTTGATCTCAGGCTGCGAACGAATCAAGTAGTCGGCGAACCTCATCTTCGATCCACCACCAATGAGATCGTCACGGACGATGAGGAACCCCTCATGCTCTTCCAAGACGGGAGGAGGGAGAGGATCAGTCCAATCACCAAGTAGCGTGAGGTAGTCTTCTGCTGTTGTCTCGAAAAGTTTAGACATCACTTTATCCTACTGAAATTATTCTTCTTTTCAAACATAAGGTGATTCTGGAACTTGTCTGTCATTGTATCAGACTTATGACTAATTACAAATATATTAGCACGATCTCCGAAACTTGTAAGAAGTTTTAAGAATTCTTCTGTTCCCACACCATCCAGACTAGAATCAAATACTTCATCTAGAATAAGGAGATTACAGTTAACACTGTTCTTTAATCTAGCCACTTCTCTCCATGCAAGAAGCAAAGACAAATCTATTCTCAGTCGTTCACCCTCACTAAAACTATGATAGGTGAACTCATCTCGGTGTCTACTCTTTATCGTCTCGTTGAAGGTTTCATCTAAATTGAACTGACAGAAAAAATCCATATCACTTAAATACTTGTTTATTAGTTTGTTCATGATTGGCAGATAATGCTTTATAATTTTAGATTTTATGCCGCTGTCTTTCAGAATAGTAAAAGCAATATTGTAGTAGTGTTGATCTTCCACCATATCTTTTCTACTGTCCACATATCCTTTACCCTCAATGATTAACTGATTCAACTCATCCTTAGTTTCAGTAACTTCTTCTACTTCAATTAAATTAGATTCCATGTTTTTTTGTAGTTTCTGAATATATTGAAGAGATGCACTAATCTTACTCTGCCTTAAAGAGATATACTTCTCTTTATCCTTTACATTCTCCAGTACTATATTAATAGAAGATAATTTAGATTCCAATGTTCTAATGCTATCTCGTATAGTTTCAATAGAATCAATCACGGATTTTTTATCTTTATCACTTTCATTAATCATCAAGTCCTTATGGTGCTTTTCAATGTGCTGTTTACACGAAGGACATGAATCATTTTCCTCATAAAACTTTGATGTCGTTTCTATAGACTTGATCTTAGACTTAAAACTTTTCTCCTCAGACTCTAATTGAATGAGACTATCAGATACTGCTTTGTCGTCGGTTATACTAGACATCAAATTTTTAACTTCACTCTGTAAAGTATCCACCTCTTCTTGGTGTTTTTTAATTTCGCCCTTTGCTTCTTGGATATCTTCATTATATTGATCTACAGAATCACTAGATTTTTTCTCAAGAGTTTTAATTAACTTATGTTTCTCTTGTGCTTTGTTTTTAGTGAGTGTCAATTTATATTCAATATATTTTATTGATTCTTTGGTTATCTGTAGTTTAGACTTTACTAAAGTGTTCATTACAGAAAACACATCTATGTCTAATAGATTTTCAACAACCGATCTACGATCCGCCGCACTCAATTGCATGAACGGAACATAGTTAGATGAACCGAGTATAACAACCTGACAGAAAGACTTATACGTCATCTTCAGGATCTGATCCTCTAAAATTTTCTGATAGTCTTTTGCCTTTGCATCCTGATCTAACAAGGATCCATCACGGTATATTTCAAACTTTTTTGGCTTCAATCCACGAACAACTTTATATTCAACCAATCCAACTGTAAATTCTATTTCAACCATACAGTCTTTCTCGTTGATAGAATTCACTAACTGCGGTATGTTGATACCACGAAACGATTTACCAAACAAAGCAAAAGTCAAAGCATCAAGCATCGTAGACTTTCCCGCACCATTTTCCCCCGAAACCAAAGTGTTTCGATGTCGAGTTAAATCTAATGTAGTTTGGTAATTGCCCGTAGAGAGAAAATTTTTCCAAGTTAATTTTTTAAAAATAATCACAGGGATAAACTCTCCATATAAAGATCCTTTATCATAGTTTTCATTTTATCTTTATCTGCAACTTCTTCCATTCCGTCAATTTCACTATTGATAAGGGACACAGTGTCCTGTGCAAGATCAACGATTTCTTCTTTAGTCCAGTTATTATCTTCAATATCTTCTACGATTGTAAGTTTAGAAACTCCTGCATCGTACAATTTATCCATATAACGATCAAAACTATAAGCATGTTTCTTACATTCGACAAACACCTTAACGTACGAATCTTTCAAATGGTTATAATCATCCGACTCCACATCGATTGGACCATCTGAATCGTTATAGTTCATAGTGTGAAACATCTTAAATGGATTTTCTATAAACTCAACTTCTCGGGTTTCTGTATCTAAAATATGAAACCCTTTAGACTCATCGAGATCTGCGAAAGTAATTTGATACTGGGTTCCTAAGTATGATATATTACCCTTTTCTTGTTTGCAATGAAAATGACCAGACAGAACCTTTTCATAACGCTGAAACAATGAAGGACTCATTCCACCTTGAAATCCAACACCCCTCATAACTTCATAGCCATCTAGTTCTAGATGCCCTACTAGAATGGGAGCCGATGCTGTTTTTATAAACTCCACAGATTGATCATAATTACTTTTATTTACCCAAGGAAGTAAAGCAATATCTAAACCCCCAAAGTTAACAACAGCAGGTTCTTCATATAATATCAAGTCATCAGAAAATAACTCTCTGATAGAGTTAACCATGTTCGTGTTTCTATAGTAAACATCATGATTACCAATAATACAATGAATAGAAATTCCAAGTTCTTTGACTCGATCAATAAACTTAGTTCTTACTTGATTCAACACGCTAAAATTAACAAACTTGCGACGGTCCATAAGATCGCCTGCATGAATAATAGTTGTTATTTTATTTTTATCTAAGTACGGAAAAAGAATCTCATCAAAAAATTTCATGAAGTGATCAAGAAATAATTGAGAGTCTCCCCTAGCACCAAAATGCGTATCATTCAGAAGGCATATCTTCATTTTTCTTCTTCTTCTTCTTAGCAGGAGTAAACTTTTCTATGTCTGATGTACTAACTTCAAAATAATCAGCGTAGGCATTCTTGGAATCCTTCTTGGAATCCTTTTCAAAGTAGTTCTCCTTGAACCAACCCATAAAACTTCCATCGTCTGCCTGTTCCATTAGTTTATACTTAATGTAGTTCTGCTTTTTCTCCTTCTCTATTCTACGCAAGAACGCATAGTAAATCATTTGCGTAAAATATGAAAATGGATTAGTAGATTTTTCTGGATTGAAATTGTGTGCATACATTAGACAATTTTCAATACCATCTGCTATCATCTCGTCTCGGAAATGATAGTTTATAAAATTTGGTTTTCTTGATAGGTGTTCTGATATCTTAACAAAACACTCACCTATATATTCACCTATTGGTGGTCTGGGATCATCTATACTCGCCGCTTCAATAACTTTTAGTTTCCATTCGCACATAGCTTTGAAAAACTCTTTGTTATCGACGTAATGTTCAACTACTTTTTTTGTTTTCTTCATAGTGTAATTATATCATTCATTTTTCAATTGTAAAGTAATTTATTTTTTTCTTTAGATTTTGCTTGTTAATCCTTGACATCAATGTTACAATTTCTGTGTTCCGGTTCGAAAGGTACTATAAATAATCTCTAAGATCCGGAGACCAATCGTTCCAAGTATTTCCAAAATCTTCTTCTTTCCCGGAACGATGATCAGATTCTGATTCTAATTCTTCATGCAGACCGTCTGTATTATCAATTAGTTCATCCTCATCAATTTCTTCCATATCAAACAATTCATCTTCTAGATATCCGTCCTCAATCAGTCTTTTGAAGATATCTTGGTTGATAGCAAATGACATAAAAATAGAAGTCGGATCTATTGGTTTCTTATCTGGATCATTTGAATCTTGAGGTTTTAGAAGATCTTCTAATGCCTTTAGATCATTTTCCGTTATTTCTGGTTTACTAACTTCTGCCTCATACAATCGGTTTGCTTGTGCATCGGGAGTTAAAAATAAAGCAATCCAATCTTCTGGAATTGCTACCTTGGTTTTATCCGAATATTCTAACCAGTTCTGTAGGGTTAAAATCTCTCTTCTTATGTTGTTGAATGGATCTGATATAGAATTGATCCTCATAAGCATAGGATTCTCTAGCATTAGTTTGTTTGATTTTTTACCAACTATTTTGGTAATGATAGTTTCACCACTTCTAAGTTTTATTATCTTACATGGGTACATACCTACCTCCTCAAATTCGTATAGACTTCGGTGAAAAATGAAAACCTTCTGATTTATATATCTTAATTCTTTCAAGGAAATGTCGAAGTGTGTGGTTTCTGTACTTTCCGAAAGATAGATCATCACCTATATCATACAATCGGGCACATTCTTTAAATTCCGATTTCCTTAACTGCCTTCCGATAGATTGTAGGACACGAACCCGAGACTTGGATGGTGATGCGAATATAATATTATGTAGTCTCTTTATGGATACACCTGTAGAAAACGTACCATACGAAGCAATTATTATAGTATCGTCGGTTTCTTCTGCTATATGTCTTACTTCTTCTCTAATTTCAACATCGGTTTCTCCGTAGATGAAGAAAATCTTTTTATCTGGATTAGCCTTTTTGATTAGTTCGTGAAGAAGTTTTCCGTGCTTCTCTACAAACTGAAATAGTATTAACGTATTTCCTGATAGTGATGTTCCTAAATTCTTTATAAACTCGTTTCTTTTTTTATTTCCTATAATCCAATTCATTTCGTCTTGATACTTTGCCTTCTTTATCTCGTTCTTTGTGTTGTCATCGTAAGACAATAAGATTGAATCTATCTTTAACTTGGACAAGAGATCTTTATCGATCAGATCTTTAGTTGAGGTCACATTATACACCGAACCGAACAGACCTTCAATAACTAGTTTATGAGTTAGAGTTCCGTCGAGTGTTCCCGTCGTTCCTATTCTATAGGGACAGTCTTGTAGTTTAGTCATAATCTTAGTTAAAGACTTTGCTTTGAACAAATGGCACTCATCTCCGAATACTACATTGAATTTGTCAAAGTATTCCAGAGGTAATTTGTATATACTTTGCCATGTTGATATTACTACTTGTTGATCGCATATCTTATCTTGACCTCCATATATTTTATGACAATTCTCACGGACATCCCATTCATCTTTTTGAGAATAGTCTTTGAAGTCATTGTACATCTGAGTTACCAGAGATGTTGTGGGGACTATGATCAATATCTTACGATCATCTTCTATTAAGTTTTGGTAGTAGCGAACTAGCGAATAGATGATCAGGGACTTCCCAGATCCCGTAGGAGACAACAGAAGACATCTATTTGTACTTATAGCATGTTGGATAGCATCTAATTGATGTTCGTGGATTTTAATCTTTTTTCCACCTGCGTACACTTTAAGACCTTCATCTACCCAAGTACGCAAGTCTTCAGTTTTAACTTTATTAGGTTTTAATATAACATTACTATCTGTATCTACGCTATACTTTCTATCTTTTGCAAACTTCAGCACATACGGAAGTAAACCAGCGTAAATCTCTTGACTGAATATGTTGTATAATTTTATACGTCCGTCCCACTTCTTCTTTTGGAAAGCAGGCATATACTCATGACCTGGAACTTTGAACGTAAAATAGTCCGAGAGTTCTTTGGCTAAACCTCGTTCGCAATCAACCTTCAAATTCACCGAGTTATCTTTACTAATAAACAAATCGCTCATACACTTATGTATCAGAGATTTGACCCTTATGGATTGAAGGACTCTCCTAGCACCATAAGGTTTAATGGCTTCTTCGACACTTTTCCAGACCATTCTATAACCTTCACATTGTTTGAACTTAAAAAATCCAATGAAATTTTATCAGGTTCGTTTATCATATCTGTAAACTCTTTATGATAAATCACAGTTTCGATACCACATTCTCGTATCATGATTGTGTCTAGTTTTGATGGGGGTAGTGGGGTGTATAAATCCAAACCATAACATGATATTCCACGCAATGCTGACTTGAATATAATGCTTTGTATGGACGAGAAAGAATACCATTCATTCTCATAAACATTGGTTGATGCCAGTAGAATACCAGATTCTCTGCTTACAAGTATTGATGATACTTGGGTATTGCATCTAGAGTGTGCTGCTGCATGTATATAGGCATGTTTAAGGTATGCAGCGTGTATAAGATCTTTGCTATACACCACTGACAAATTTTCTCCAATCGATAGCACTTCGGATATTCCATTGTCGATTGTTTACAATTTTAACTACGGACTCTAGGTAGTTTACTTTTTCTTTTGTGAATGATACTTTCATTCTGAGTATTGACAGATCAGTATCTGCTTCTAGATACTTGTCTATATCTACCTTTAGAATGTTAAGTTGAAATGGCTCCCAATTATACTTCTTGAGAGTACCCTCGTCGATCTTACCTGTGTAGTATTCCCATTTAATTTTGTATAACTTCTTATACTCTTCTTCTATCTTGACGAAGATAAGCCTCTCATCATGGTAGAGGTTTAGGTATTTGTTATGCAGTTGTGGGGTTTTTACAGATTCGATATCGAGTTCGGTGTCGTCGATGATCATATCTTCTTCGACCATTGATTTTAGTTCGTGTAGATTCATACCAATAGTCTACATCATAAATGAGCCTTTGTCAAGCATCAATTCTTTCAATTGAGTATGTTGTAAATCCAAATGTAGTTGTTGCAATTATTGGTTCTGGATCAGATACTGCACTATTGAAATCAATTCCAGAAAGTGATTTAGGAAAACAATCTCGGAAGTTGGCGACTAACTTCCCTTTCATTGCACTATTGGTTATTACTAAAGTGGCATCAGATAGGTGCTGATCTTGAGTTTCAAATTCAGCAAAATCTTCGGCATTAGAAGTTGATCTCATCCAGTTGTAAATTTCTAACCAGTTCTTCATGGTTTCATCTACCACGAAGGATAGTGATAGATCTTCAAATCTAAAAACGCCTGGAAGGTTTATTGGAGAAAACATAGTATTTTGCTCAACGTTTCCTACCGACACCGATGGTATGTTTGCCGATTGACAAAAATACGTTACAGTAGGTATTCTTTGCATCGTGAATTTGAATTCGGTGATTAAGAGAGGATTTGTATTCTCTGGTTGTCTATCAAGACGACTCTCTTTCATCTGATTCAAACCACTGATATTAATATTATTGGCCATATTAGTTCTCCATTAAGTATTTATAATAAAAAGGGGTGGGGTCATTAAGACCCCACCCCAATTTCAACTAGGTTTATAGTACTGTTATCAGGAGTTACCGTGTAGGTTGTCTACTCGGAAGATTCTGTAGTACTGGTTCTGACGGTTGTTAGAAGCAGAGGTTGGGTCTGAGACTCCCGTGTTAGTGGTAACGAATGGATTGTTTACCAGTCCGTATCGAGTCTTGAAACCGATCTTGGGCTGGAAGTTATCCTCACCGACTGCACGAACCATCTGGAGTGGAACGTATGGGCAGTAGAAGAGTCCAGCATCATATGCACTGGTTCCCTTATATCCTACACAAACGAAGTTCCTACCAGCGTCGGTAGCAGCGGTATGAGCAACACCAGGTCCAGCGTAAGGATCAATGTAAACCTTGATCTTACCGTTGAGAACACCTGCGAAGGTGTTACCAGTGTCGTCAATATTCAGGCTCTGGTTCAGAGCAGGCGAGATATTGAGGAATCCACCCATTGCGAGGGCTGAAGCAACATCGGACGAGACGATGATAAAGTTACCCTTACCACGACGAGTGTCCTTAGCGATCTGGTTGCATTCACGCTCAATCTGGAACATGAGTCCACGGAAGCGTTCGGCACTCCAACGTCCATCAGAGTCGGCATTCAGGTCGTATACACCACCGATACCTCGTCCGAAGGTGTTAGTTGCACCAGTGATGCTAGACTTGATTGCATCAGCAGCAGTACCACCCGAAACACCGACACCGTGGTCACCACCAGCACTGGGGTCATTAGATGTAGTACCAGGCGCTCTAGAAGCGAGATCAATCTGCTGGGCTCCGAGTTTAGCACTCTTGTAGATAGTACGCATGACTTCGCGGTTGATCTCAGCAAGAATTTCACTTGAGAGAATGTTAGCGAGTTCGCTTTCGGCATCAAGTCCGTGAACGGCCTTGAGGTCCTGAGCGAGTTCAGTGGTGTACTCTGCCTTGAGGGCTCTACTCTTTGCTTCAACAGCGGTACGCTCGATGGAGAATGCCATCTGTGGGAAAGCAGCTCCACTTAATGCTTCAGCACCAGATCTACTGTAAGGATCAAGTCCTTCGAGTGGATCAACTGTGCTACCTTCGGAGTTACTGCCAACTACGTCTCCGATGTTGGAGAATGCAGTGGTTACACCACCAGAAGCGTTGATAGCCTCGTTGAACAGGGCTTCAGCCTTGCTCTGATCGTCATACTTAGCACGCATAGCAAAGATGAGTCCAGTGGGTCCAGTCATTGGCTGAACACCACATACATCGTATGCCATAAGGTTGGGCATTGCACGACGAACAAGAGAGATAAGAATTGGATCATATCCCTGCATGTTTGCGTTACCGTTTGCAGCAGCGAGACCTAGTCCACCATTTACGGCGTTGTTTGGGGTTTCGTTGAGCATGTTCGACTCACGGAGAGCCTTTTCTTGGTTTTCAAGAAGAACAGAAGTTACTGTTCTCTTATAGTTATCATCGATAGCGGGCATGTCGGGATGGTTAATCACGGGTGCCCATTTTTCGTTTAGCATGTCTGCTGAACCTAAGTTAGAGTCCATTTGAATTCTCCTAATTGAATTAATTTCTTTTTATATTTATGCTTATACAAGTTTTCAAAACTTGTGTGGCGATTTGAGGGCCTGTGTGTAACGTTCCATCAGAGGACTGATATCAGCACTATGGTGGACACTTGTGTCTGGGGTTGTATTATCTTCTTCATATAGAGTAGGTGAAGTGTTATCCGTGTATGATTCTTTCAGAACATTTAATTTTTCTCTGAATTGATCTACACTTTCAAACTCAATACCTTCTGCTAGAGTTCGAAGTCTATCGACTTCGGTTTCTAATAGACCTTCAGTTTCTTCTTCAAAAACTAAAGAACATTCTGTGATGGTGTTCTCTTTACCGAGTTCGATGTTACTGTTAACGGCTTCGTCTAATTTAGAACGAAGTTCTTCGACTTCAGTTGATAATCCATCAACAAGATCATACTGCTCTTCTGGAACATCAATGAATGAAGATTCAAATAGGTCCTTAAGACCATGAATAAATCCTTCTGCGACTTCGGTGCGAATACCAGATTCAACAGCGACTTCGTTATCAGTCATCCATTCTTCAACGACGTATCCAAGATAGTCGTCTAGTCTTTCGGTAATTTCTTGTTGTAAAGTTTCTACCGATTCTGCCAAAGCAACTTCGTACTCTTCGAGGAGTTCGGCTTCAACTTGATCTGCTCTTTCGTTGATTGCGGCTTCAAAAATTGTTTGAGCCTTATCTCTGAAATCTTCGGTGAGTTCTTCACCGGAGAAAAGAGCAGTTAAGTGTTCTGCTGTTGCTTTAGCGGTATCAAGTTTAGCACTGGCTTTAGATGGTTTCATCTTAGGCTCTGGTTGCTTCTTTGTTCCCTTATCAGTGTCGATTTTGGGCTTCTTACCTTCTGTGTCTTGTTCATCATCGAGGTCGAGAATAGTCTCAGCCTCTACTAAATTCTCTTCTGAGAGAAGTTGTTTAGCTACTTCTATAGGATCTGTGTAGTCCATCGTAGACTCCTTTTATTTGCAAAGTTCCGATTTTATTTATAAATTATAGGTTTTTAACAAAGTTCTCGAACACTCGAAGTTTCATTTCTTCGAGTTCTTTTCTGTTAGATTGCGTAATTGCTTTTTTGTAGTTTTCAATTTGATGTTCGCGGAAAATTCCACCCTCGTAAACCCACTCTTTCCCTTCCATGATGCCGTCAACGAATGCATCAGGAGCGGATGGATCAGCGACAATATCAACAGCGGAAAGCATGAAGTCCTTCTGAACTTCATTAATCCCGTTCTTATCCTGCTTGAGTGAACCCATTCCACGGGACGAAACACCAAGTTTGGCACCACCTTCAATTAAATTCTGAACGATCTTCCCGTAGGGAGTTTCCAGAATCTTAGCCTTACCAGTTACATTATTGCCTTCAATCTGAAGATCAGTAATGATATGAGATGCTCTTTCGAGGTTGAGAGTTGGTCCCTCGGGATGTCCAAGTTCCCCTAATGCTCTCTGCTTCTTAACATAAGTCTCGTTATAACGATTGGTTTCGTCCATCAGAGTTTTTCTAGGATATCGTCTACCATTACGATTTGCTTTTTCTGCTTGCATAAAGATACCCTCAATAGAGAAGTTCTTTTTACCAGAAGACTTATCTTCTTCGCAGATCAAATTTACATCTTCGTTTACTTCCGTAATGAGTAACATCAATAACCCCCTCCGCGAGAAGAATTAATTTTACCTTTCTTAAGAGGTGCGCCTTCTTTTTTCATCTTGCTAGCGATTGTTTTTCTTCGGTTCTTGAGGTAACCGTCCGAGGAATTTACCTTACCATCGTTGTTAACATCGTCGTCTTCTCCACCAACTGCATCTAATGCTTCTTTCATTAGATCGCCGTGGTTTTTTACAGCGTATGCTTCTGCTTCTTTCTTATTATCGAAAGTCTCTATCTTCTTACCATCACTGTCATAGACACAGAACTTGTTAGGGCCCTCTTTCTTGACATGTGACTTGGGATCCATCGTGTGATCATCATCACCGTATGCTTCCTCGAAGTCTTCAATGTCTTCATCAGGATCGCAACTTTCACAAACATTATGGGACGAATCAATTACTGATTGCTTCTTTGCTTCAATTGCCTCATGAAGACGAATATTTAATTCTTCTTTAAATAGTTCGGCAAAATTGGTAAAGTTACCATCTAATGCCTCTTCAACTATCTGTTTGTTCATTTTGTTCTCCTTCGTTATTTGATTGGTTTAATATAGAAGAAGACACTGAGACTTCTTTGTCTCTTAATCTTTCAGCCACCTTGTTGGAAATTGCTTTAGAAAAAGCATCCTCAAAATCAACCACACTAGACTTTACTACTGCTTTAAACATATCAGAATAATCTTCATTTGACATCAAAGTCTCCTTCTTCTTCGGGTGGGTTTTCTTCTCTTTCTGTATCTATCTGTTTGTTCATTTCGTCGATATCTTCATCTGTCATACGAAGAACTTTCTTATAGACATATTCTCTAGAGAAGTATTGACCTATGTATTCTCCTACTTCTCTCATCATTTCAAACTGTTCACGCATTATTTCAGTTTCTTTAAGTTCGTTGAAGTAATTATCTTTGTTAAAATCGAACATAATATCCTGATATACATCATCGAATTCTTCTTTACTCATAACACCCTTAACTACCAATTGGGTTTTGAGTATATTCAAGAACAACTCAGAAAATTTGTTCCTAATTCTTTCGATAAACTTGAAAAATTTAACTTCATCTCTTGAGATCTCCGCCGCTCTACCCATGTTGAAACCAGTATCGGGTTCTAGTCTAGAGACGGGAACGTTCAATGCACGATATAATCTCTTTTTAAAGTATTCTACATCTTCCATCTCGCCTAGATTCTGTCCACCATCGAGAGTAGTGATTTCGGTTCCCCTACCACCTTCTCTTCGTGGCATCCAGTAATCTTCGAGCATGGACATATGCTTTCTATCATCTCTCATTTCACCTGTAGACGCATCGTATACAAGTTTATTTCGATATCTGTTCATGATATCGCGGAGATATTGTTCTGCTTTGTTTTTGGGTAAGTTACCTACGTCAACGTAGAATACTCTTCTTTCGGGCGCTCTGGAGATTCTGTATATGATTACAGCATCTTCGATCATCCTGAGTTGATTAAGTGGCTTAACTGCTTTATGAAGATATCCGAATACCCGTCTTTTCGTGGTATCGTATAACCCCGAGTTTATGTAACAGATAGAATCGGGAGCAATCTTTAATCCCGTATCGAACGATTCTGCACCAGCAGTATTAATTGCACTCGTATGAGCCTTTTCGTTGTACACATAAAATTCATCATAGTCACTGTATAAATTGTAGGGTTGTGTCAAAGAGTCCCGCATGGGCTTCTTTTTTACTTCTCTGACTTTTCTAATTTTAGTTGGATCGATTGGTCGTAATTCTACGATACCCTTCTTGGGGCTCGTAGGATCTAAAATCATATGGTAATATAGTCTAGATTCTATATACCATTTTCTTAGGATCTCATGTCCTTTAGCCTTAAACTTTAATAGTTTTAGTACGTTATCAAACTCTTCTATAACCCTTTTCTTGATTGATGGTGTTAGAGAAGTATTGTCTAGGTTCAAAGAAACGGCTTGCTTAGTGTCATCGTAGACTAGAGAGTCGTTACAGATATCATCGATGGCCATTTCCACTTCGGGATGTAGTGCCATATCTCTGTACTTAAATATTAAGTCAATGTCATTTTTAACGTATAAATCAAAATCAAGATAAGTGCCATAAAAGCCCCCACCTTGAACTACAGACGCACCATCATCTTGCTCTGGGGGAGCAAATGATTCTATTTTAGTTTCGATGGGATCTTTTTTCCCCAGACTATAACCAAAAATATTCAAAGGCATAAATCACTTCCTAATCATAATGAGTTTTCTGGATCCGTATTCTGAGTAGATTTTGTTACGGGAGTTTTATCCGATGCACTACCCTGTCCAGAACTTGTTAACCAATATTGATACTGCATTGTTACAGTAAATTCGCCAAGAGTATCTGCACTATCATTTGATAGTTCGACAGCACTGATGTCTGTTGGGAATGCTCCTACTATTGAGTAGGTTTTAATGGCGTTCCCTTGTCTATTTAGGGAAGAAATCTTCCACTCACAGAAAACATCAGTATTAAAGGCTGATCCCGAACTGGTGTAGAATCCACCAGATACGTCAGGAACATTATCCTCGTTACCGTTAATTAATTGCTGCCATGCTTCAAACTTATTCCTAAGTTCATAATCGCCATCCATAACAACGCTTACATTCCAAGTGTCGAACGTTCTATCCCCGGGGATTTTAATGTTTCTACCCCGATATGGGATACTGATAACACCTAGGGTTGATGGCGGAAGACTTGCTGCTTTGATTAGAAATCTTGTCTTGTTGCTAGTATTGGCACCAATCTTACCCTCAACAATGAAGAGGTTAGTTCTTACACCACCCTGTGTTAAGGCTGATTGGAAATTTTTAATGTTCATCTAAAATTCTCCTGTTAGAATTGAAACCCCCCGAAGGGGGTTATCTTGATTATCCGCCGACCTCTTCGAAGGAAACGCCACTTGCGGTAGCGATGAAGTTGAGTTGAATGAAGTTAATTGAACGGTTTGGCTTGATAAAGATATCAGCAACAAACTCGTTTCTGTCGATTACGCTGCCAGGGTTGTTACTTTCATTACAGACTACCTTGAAGTCGGTAACTCCACGTCTTGCTTGAACATCCCGAAGGAATGGAACAACAAGATTTCTAAACTGCGATCTGGTAAACTCATCATTGAACTCGAAGAGTTGGAACTTAGCAGCAGTTGCAATTGCTTTCTCTAGAATAATGAACAGTCTACGAACATTGATTCTATCAAAGGCACTTGGCTTACTCTGCAAGGTCTTGTCCCCGAACAGTATGGTTCCTTCGCCTGGGAAGGACACTACAGGATTGATGTTCTTCTTGTAAAGTTCATCTCTGTGTGACTGTCTTGGGTTGAATGCAAGTTTAACGACACCGCGAATTTGTCCGCGATTGAAACCTGCGGGTGAGAACCATGCTTCATTTTCTGCTTCAGTTCTTGCAAGAAGTCCTGCAATATCTCCATTGAGTGGAACGTATCTGTAAACGCCGTTGAAGGTGTCGTACATGTACTTCCAACCACTGTCGAGTACTGCATATGAAGAACTCTTGTTTAGTGAAGTGTTTCTGTATGCCAAAGCATTTTGTGTAGCAGTCGCTGCATCTTTGTTCTGATAGTCAGTAACTGGACCTGGTGAAACAAACGCTACGCAGTCTTTTCTTGCATCGCATAGGTCTATGATAAGACTAGAGATTGTCGAGTCTGCTGGACCACCAAGAATAAGAGAAACATCTACAGTTTCTGCATCTTCAAACTTAGAATAGCCTGAAGTATATACTGCTGCTACACCATCTGATTTAGTTTGAACTCCTCCACCGAGGGTTAAACCATATGCATTTGCACTAGTTAATGTAGCACTTGTTGCGATGTTGTTAAAGGCGTTATTTGATTTAGCGGCAGTAGTGACGAAACTGTCGTTCTCTACCCAAATATATGAACTTTGTTCATTGATAACATCCTTGAAGTGATTACTTTCGCCACTAAACTTTTTACCGTCAGTTGCTTTAGATAGTCCCTCGAAGGTTTCTAGAACACTTCCTGCAACGCCAGTCCACGCTCCGCTATAGTCAACGACTGCAATATTTACTAAGTCGTTAGATCCACCTGCTTTGGATACATCGTCGGTGGTAGCATCGAATGAAGAGAATACATTCCTGTACCTAGACTCAAGAGTTGCTCCCTTGATGGTATCGATTCCAACTGCTGTATTGATAACTGGACTAATGGTAGCAAGTGTTGAACCTGTAACTATTGCTTGTACTGTAACCTTTTGTCCCGTAGGAAGATTGATTACATCTCCCTTTTCAAGATTCAAGGCTCCCCCACCAATTCCTCCAGAAGTCCCTGAGATACTAATGGAACTGGTTCCGACTGGAATTGTAATACCGAGAGTTGCCGCGGTTCCTAAAGTGACACCTAAACGACCACTTACTGCTGCGGAACCATCGAAACCATATACAGCAAGAGCATTTCCTAATACGCCAGGGTACTTTCCGAAGAAATTACCAGTTCTAGTTCCTGTCTCAAAATCGGTTTCGTTCTTGATTAAGACTGCTTCGCTTGCAACATCTGCTGAATTCTTCGCAGTAGTTCCTACAGATCTTACGACTTGGAGATTGTTTCCATATCCTAAGAAGTTTGCAGCAGTGAAAAAGTATTCGTATGTATCGCTATCGGGGCCGCCAAATTTGCTTTTTAATGCATTTACTGAATCAACAAGTGTAATTTCCTCCACGGGTCCCCACTGAAATACTCCTGCAAAACCTGCTGAAGTAGTGGCAACCGCTGGGACAATTGTTGTCAGGTCGATTTCAGTGACGTTAACGCCTGGACTGACTTGAAATCCCATATTAATCTCCTTTGATAAGACCGTCTGTCTGTTATTTCATCATTTAAACGGATCAAAGTTATTTATCATTTCGCATAAGTTCACCATATCATTGGACCATCGTTTGGTTTATCAATATGCCAACGATCACCTTCATCATCAACAAAAGATTCATCAGCAAATCCATCATTCAAAAAACCGAATGGTGTCATTTCTTCTTCTAATTCTTTAATTTTTTCTTCGTATAGATTCTCTCTAAATGTACCTTCGATGAACTCGTTAAACATAGACTGCGTTGTTAACCATCCGAGCATAACCAAACACATAACTAAATCATCGTGGTGTCCATCTTCAGCCTCATATGAATTTCTCTTGGATATGAAGGAGAATAACTCTTCCATGATGTTCATATCACTAATTAGTAGTTTATCCTCCTCGATCAAACTTTTTAGAGTAGCACACCCGACACGTTTAGTTACGCTCGTCTGTCGTATACCCATTTGAGAACTACGACCAAATCCACCCCAAGAAGCAATTTGTCCCTTTCTGCCCTTGACAAGAACTGTAATTAGATTTGAATATTCTAATTCGCTATGAAGAATATCTGCTACTTGACCACCGATATCATTAATTTCTATTAAACAGTGTGCATCATTGTATTGTTTGCATAAGCTGTGGATAACTGTTGGATAAAGCATGGGAGATACTGTGTTGTTCCTGTAAGTCGCAACCACCTTATAGGGCATCTCTGTTACGTCACATACAATGAAAGCACTATAGTCTTTACCCTGACCTCGTGAAGTGTCCACTGTATTGACGTAGATTCTATCTTTTGTTGGCTTTTCGTATATCATCAATCCGTCATCGTTTGAAACTATCGGATTTTCATATGTTAGACATTTTAATTTTGATGTGGAGATTAGTGTTGCAGAAGATCCAATGAAGTCGCATTCAAATTCACCACGGAATTGTTCCTCTGAAGTATTTGCAATAGTTTGTTCTTTCCATTTTGCATCTCTGCCTGGAACCGCAGACCAGTGTACTTCAATGGGAACATACTCATTTCTGTCATTTATGGCATCGTTCCAAAAACGATAGAACATGTTCAACCCTTTTGGAGTTGAAATGATTAGAACTTTAGTAGTTTGTCCAGAGGTGATGGTGGGATAAACTGAACTGAAGAACTCTTCTGCCACACCCTGTGGGACGAACGCAAATTCGTCAAGGAAGATCATGTTGAATGATCCACCACGAACTGCACTTGAAGAAGTTGCAGAGGCAAGAATCTTCGATCCATTCTCTAGAATAATAGAACCCTTGTTCCACTCTACAATACCTTGCTGCATCCATGTAGGAAGATATTCATACGCTAGTTTTAATCTGTGTAGAAGTTCTCTAGCGGTTGCTAGTTTGTTAGCGAGAATAGCAACATTAACATCCTGTGTGAATAGAATGTAATGAAGTAAGTACGATATAACTGTGGTTGACTTACCAGTCTGTCGAGGAAGTTTTGCGATCACGAATCTGTTGTCGTGAATCTTTCGTACCATATCCTCTTGAAAGTCATACATGTTAAAGGGAACCAGCCCTTCATCAAGAGATACAATACGAACGTATTCTTTAATAAAGTGAACAGGATCTTTGGCACATTTTAAGTACTCTTCGACCTGCTCTTTAGTAAATTCTACATTTGTTCCTGCTGCTTTTAGATTCTTATTACCAAGATAACCTTCACTCATTGATCTATAATATCCTCATTATTTAATTTCTTTTTAGATTTACTTCTATCCTGATTTATCAGAGATTGAAGATCGTTAGTAGATCCAACATATATTGCATTGTTTGTGGTATTATTCTGTGTTAATTTGACATCATCTTTTTCAATGTCTTTTACTTTCTTATGAAGATCCATTAACTCTCTATTAGTTTCTGTTACCACTTTGATGAGTTGTGCTGCAACCTCATATGCACGGGGGTGTTCACCTTCTGATGCTACATTAAGAATGCCGTCAATTGCTCCACTTCCAGTCTTAATTAGATCCTTTAAATTACGTCTAACTGTTATGTAATCTTTAGTCAAATCGTCGTCTGGTAATACTTGAATTTCTTTTGGCTTTTTAATTTCGATATTAGATTCAACAATTTCTTCTTTGCTAATATCGAGAGCATCTGAGATCTTATCACTGATTGATTTTTTTGTCATACTGTATTGCCAAGTATGTCTATACCTGGTCCTCCTGTAATTCCTGCGGTATATCCGCGAACAAATAGTTTCGTATCAGCAGAGTATCCTGTTGCGAGACTAGAATCACCACCGCACGGTCCTGTTACTCCTACGTCTACTCTTGACAATGCACCAGTTGCTCCTGTAATTCCACCTGTGCTTGTGAAGTCCGAATTGAAGAATGTAGTAATAGTCTGAGTAATGATTTTCGATTCTTTGATTGGTCCATAAACGTAAGATTTAGCAATAAAGTTTAAATCGAATGTTATAAGTCTTCCCGTTTCCAAATCCCCGTCATATTCGGTGCTTTGTGATACACTCGATAAAACAATCGGAACATCTACTGATGTAGCCATAGTGTTATTATTTAACGTCACTATAAATTCTGGTGTGAAGTATGGGAGGATCTGTTCTATTATCTGAAGTCCATCATCCATATGACGAACGAATACAGATAAAGAAAACTCAAAGTTGTATGGAACCTCTGCAAAGTTTCTTTTTACTGTTGCTCCATCTGATACCCTTTTTGATAGTGTGTTTCTTTTTCTTGTACTATCATAGTTAAAGCCAGTCATCTCAAATCCGAGTCTAGGAGCAGTTACTCTAATTTTTACCCCATCATCAATTGAACTTGGCTGTCTCAACCTGACTAGAAACTTTTCTTTGTTACCATAACCGATGGGAACACGAATAATTTCCTTGACACTATCATCAGAATTATATCTCTTGATGTCTATCTCGTTGAATAGTGTACCGAATGCCACCACTAATTTTCTTACGGAGTTGTGATAAAAATGTCCGAACATCAGTAGTTACCCTCCGAGAATGGATCCGTATCAGTGAAGTCGATTATAGTACCTTCGTCTACCGTTAGATCGATGATGGGACTATCATTATACTGGTCGTCAGTTACAATCAGATCAGAATTAGCGGTTGAAGCCAGTGCATATTGTGCCAATGATTTTTCACCCTTGACATTTGTTCCTGCCGAAAATGCGGATATGTTGCTCACCAGATCGTCTGCATTAGGATCTACTCTGCCTTTGATCTGATCAATACGGAGAACGGTGCTTGTAGGATTCCAATCCACAACAACACCAGTCGCGGTTGCAAGAGCAAGAGACTCACCTTGATATACGGTTTCACCATCAAAGTAGTTTACGACAGAACCAACTACAGATCCCAGATTTAGGTCTACTGCAAGAGTCTTTCTGTCGTCATCAAAACTATCGAGTTCGCTGAATCCGCTATCGATGTCCTCGTTACTATAAACGAATAGGTCACACGATAGTTTATATGTGTATAATTTTCCTAGTTGGTAGAATGGATTTTCATGCTCTACGAACTTAATTTCAAATAGTCCTTTGGAGAGTGGGAAGAAAATTAAATCACCCTCTCTAGGTCTTACTATGGTTTCTTCGTGTGAGAATGATTGTTCAAACCTTTTCTTCGATACAACCAATTCTACAGAATCCCGAATTTCCAATCCAAATTTACTTATGAAATCACCATCACCACCAAAGCCATCAATTGAATTGATGTACATTTCTATCTCTACGCCATTTTCAAATTTAGAGATAGTATCCTCGCTGAACAACTGATCTTCGTTGACTAGTGTTCGTGGGATATAGATCATATCTCTGCCGTGAATTTTGATGGTTTCTATAGTCAGATCATTAAGAAGATCATTCTCTGTACTTACATCTTTGAAGTAACTGTTTTTTGCCATTGGAGGATCATCCCGTCATAAAGTCTATTGGAAGTTCATAACGGAGAGACATTTCTTCTTCTATCTTATCTAAATTCTGTTTTGCATCATCCATTATTTGTCTACCATTAAACTGCACGCCGCCTGGTAGTTGAATACCATCATACTTGGAGAGATTGGCTCCCCATTGGTAACGGAAAAGTTCTGTTGTATATCGCTTTAGAAATTTATCTTTGTAAATTTCTGTGTAGATTTCTGGATCTACTGCGGAATAGCATTCAAATACTAAAAAACTTCCAACCTCGACATCTTCTTTCCAGTTCATATCGACATAAAGTTTATTAGTCGTTCTGGTGAACCGAATCATTTTCTCTGGATCTAGTAACTGCTGAAGAAGAGACAAGTGATTTTTTGTTATGACGTAATTGTGCATATTTCCCATGCCTGTTCTAGTACCATAGAAGTCATTTAAAGACATCTGATACCGAACATCAAACATGTTCACTGTGCTTTCCGAGAATTGGAATAACTTAATAACACTAACGATACTGGAATCTATCCCGTCTGTTGAAATATATCCACCGTTGAGATCAGATGCTGCTCTATCCATATCTTCTTGTGTTATTTGATACTTGTAGTATCGTCTTTCAACACCGTCATAATGGTACTCGGTATAAAGTTCTAATGCCTCATCAATCCGATCCTCAAGTTGGGAATCGTCTACATTGATTTCTATGACAGGTGAACCTAATTTTCTGAGGCAATATTGTTTTAATTCTTCTCTTGTGCTAGGTTGTGGCATTAGAATCTCCTTTACTATATGTATGAATCATAAAGATATTTCTTCCTTATTCATATAATCTTTTAAGTAAACAAGATCACTTACCCTAGTAATGTAATCATCACCATCTACCCAAGGAATCTTTCGTGGTAATATAGCTTTATTTTTGGTGATGTAATGCTTTTTGTTTTGAATGTAAACTCTTCTCCACCCATCTAGTAATTTGTAATCGGGTTTCAGTGCGAGAAAGAGATCCAAAGAAAAAACTTTTCCGTTTATGTTTACTGAAGTTTCGTCTTGAACAAACTTTAAACTCAAGGGCCACTACCAAACGAATATACAGTTCCGCTACCCTTGGTTTGTAAATTGTAGCCCTGTAGTGAATTTGTTGTGGCTATTGTTTTTCCGCTTGTTGAAAGTGCCTGGAAAGTTGTTGCAGATTTAATCTCACTAACATTCGATTCTTGTGTAGTTCTCTTTGTGTTTCTGTAAACTAATACATCGGTGAGAAGTGATGATATTTCTTTTCCGAAAATCCCGAAGTTGCCCCCGTCTGAATTTACTAGGTAGAATATATCTCCGCTTACACCAGAGCAAGCCCCCACCAATTCGTTCAATTCTTGAATCCTACCCAGATTTGAGGTCGTAGCATACAGAGATAATGAATCTTGAGATCCTGTAGTACTTCCGTTTGGACCTGTTCCTCCTGTTCCGAATGATGCTCCACCAAAAGCAAAGAGACTGGAGAACTCTCCACTGGCTAAACTTGTTCCAGCCATTGGTACACCTATAACATCTCGGATTAACGAAAGTTCTTCTGCCGCCACTAGACTGTTTATATGTCCTGTCAGTGTTACACCTTGAGCAGTTAATCCAATTTCAATTCCAACTAATGGTCTAATTGCATGACTGTTTCCTGTTATTCCAGCAGTGGCATCTACGGTCAAACCTTGATTATATCCGTGAACGTATGCTCCAGAAACAGCATAACCTGTATTGGATCCAGTGAATCCAAAGTCAGATATGTACATGACTCGTCTATCTTCGTCGTATGTTTCTACTTTGGATTCGGCAACATTCAACCCATCCTCGGTGAATATTGTACAATTATTAACACCATCCATGTTGAACAGTAGTTTAGTATTCTGTTCTCCTGTAGAGCCGAACGTAGGTAAAGCGAAAGTTGTACCAACGGCTAAAGTTGCACCTGCACTAGTGGTTCCTGCTATATCATATATGTCTTTAGCAAGCATCAAAGTTGAGCCTGCTTCAGTTGACTTTGCAAATCTTAGATGAATTTGATCCATATATCCATGAAAGGGTGAAGTTCCGTCATCGTCCGCTCCAATAACAAACGGGGAACTATCTTCCGTAAATATTTCTTCTGTAGATCCTAGAGAAGATACCGCTTTTAAAATACCATTGACATATATTCTACCTTCAACATCTCCGACTTCGACTTGAACGTGATTCCACGTTCTGAGGTTTAACACACCTAAGTTTCCCGTTGATAGGGTATTATTATAATCAGATCCTGCATCGTTAGTAGAATAATCAAACACGAAAGAAGTTGGACTTGTTTCGTATCTTAATCTAAACACACCACCCGAAGTTGTAGTTTTTCCAGCCTTACCTAAAAGGATAGCATCTGCGCTGGGGTTTCCTCTAAATCTAATCCAACTATCCATCTTAAAGTAATATTTGGAAGAACTATCAAAAGTAAATCCTCTATTGTTGTTCACCGACAGGAAAGGTCCTACTGTACCATTTCCCCCGTCAAAGAATGCGGATGAGTTTCCAAAGACGACCTGATCAGTCGAATGGATAACATCATCTGAATTATTTACTTCATAAAAACTTTGTTCTACACTTTCACCATACTTGTATATTCCGCAACCATCATGATCTGAACTTACACCATAAACTGATCCATCAACTTCTTGAAGTCGTATTGCTCTTAAGTTGGGGTTGATAGTTCCACCTGACGCACCCACCCATCCGTAATCGCCAGCCGATGCTCCTACTAGTTTAGTTGCGAATATTGAAGAATATGAACTGGAACCTGTAAATTTGTATATACCGTCTATTCGAGTATTATTTGAACCTAGAATTTGAAAATTGTCGCCTAATTCTAATTTGAGGTTTGATATCCAAGACTGACCAGATGAGAATTCTAGTTCATCTCCAGACCCTATTATTCTTCCACTAATACCTTCATCGCCAATAGTGAGATACTGTCCTCCAAATATTAACTTACCCAGTGCAGCGTGCGTGCTGAAAAGTCTTTGTGGTATATCATAACTAATTGGTCCTGCAATTTTTATATTGTTGGTTTTATCTGTATCGAAACTTTCGTTTCTGGGTTCTGTTGACTTATATAAAGACTTATTTTCATCTGGTGTTGATGAAAGATAGCGTCCCTTGGGAACTATAGCTATATTTTCGTTATTCCCTAGAGCAATTTCTCTATTAGTTTCAGTATCAGAAATTATATTCTTCAACTCACCGGTTTCGGTGTCGTATATTACAATTTTACTTTCATCTGGCATTATAGTTCGACTCCGTTAAACTCGATAAACCCATTTGATAATGCTACCTTATTAGTTGTTCTTGCACCTAAAGTGCTACCTGAAAGTCTAGCAAGAGAATTGTATGTGCAATTAATTGCATCTCCTCCCATTCCTGATGCTCCAGATATAGTTAGGTTAAATCCAACTGTGCTACATCCATAAATTGTTTCTATACCATTTTGAGCATAACTGTTTAATTCTACATTCAAAAGATTTGCTGATGAATTCATTACTACTGTGAATGCACTTCCTGATATTCCAGTGATGGTGTCTAAGCCTGATCCTTCAAAATGAACATCAGCGTTTCTGGCAAAAGAAGAATCACTGATATATTCGCCATGTGCATCGTTGAACGAATGTACATATGGTCCTACAACAGCGTCAGAAGATTCTGAAACACTTATTGATCTGTTTACATTATCTTTGGTGTCTGAAGAAGTCACATTCATTGAAGAATTTTTATCTGCTAAGAAACCATATCCATTTCTGAATGAAAGGGAAGACGCACATTCTAGGTTGGAGTTTAACTTACAACCAAATCCAATTCCTGCTTCATCATTTGATGTAAAGTTGTTTGCAGAATTTTGAAAGTTATAAGCCGATATGCAGCGGTTTATAATAAGGTTACTATTTCTCGTCGCTATGAATCCGTCTTTACCATTCCCGACAGAAACACATGCAGTGTATTCTCCGTTGGATTGATTATTAACAACAAACCCATCATCCCAACAACCAGTGGATACAAAACCATGAAGTTCTGCCTGTGAGTTATCAGATACTAATACCCCAGTTCCACAATAGGAAACGCTGTGGAATAAATTAGTTCCCTTTACATGTTGACGCAGTAGTGATCGGTTTTTTACTTCAATACCAACCTCAAAGTTTTTAATAGAAAGACCTTGTCTTAATGTTAAAATTGAACCTTCTTCTACAACTACGGCAGAACTTGTGGATTTTGAAGCAGAATCGATCAGTGGGTCGAACGTTTCAATTGCAATATCTTCTAGAGTTAAAGCGGAATTTGTGATTCTTAATCCATTACTATCACCCGCTGCTATAATTTTAGTGGGAATAAGTCTTGTCGGTACTGTGTCGCTACCTTCTCCCGAAACAGCAGATCCGTTAGGATCTGCGGCTCCGTGATTTCTTCCTGAGTTTAAATTATAAGCGCCACTATAAATGTTTCTGTTTCTAATTCTATTTTCTAGAGTGGGGTTTGTACCGAAATCTAATAGTGTAGTTTTTACTACATGAGATCCGAAAACAAACATTCTCTCCATGAGATCATGAGTTTCTGAAAATCTCTGCACAGCAGTAGAACTTGCAGTAACCCCATCGCCACTATTTCCAAGAGAGGAGTTATTGTAGAAAAATTGTATTTCACCATTGCTGTTGTGTGGGGTTATGATTACATGCTTACCTACCGTGGAATTATCGAAAGTTAAACCATTTGCGGTTGATCCATACAGAACCTTCATGTCAAATCTAGCACCATCATCGGGCCCAGATGAACCATCTCCTTCTAGTGGGTAGAATAGTTCTCTGTAGTTTAAACCATTCACTCTTCCGCTATAGGAAGAGGTATCTTCATACCCCACAATCGCTGTGATTGCACTTGAGACACCGTTGGCACCCTTTAAAATTATTCTATGTCCTTGGGGGTGGGTTACTTTAATTTCTTCTACAATTCTGTGTATACCCTCACTTAGACTTATAGTGACGGTAGCAGAATCTAAAATTATATAATCTTGCAGGAAAGTAAATGCCTTTGCTATGGTTGCAAAAGCAGTATTAGAGGTAAGTCCATTGTTTGTATCAATTCCCGACTGTGAGACATACAGAGTCAGTGATGATCTAATCACCTTAACCGAATCTGAAAGTCTTTTTACTTGTATTGAACCTGCCATTTATTTTCCTTGAAAGAATATTACTCTAGTCTATGTATGGAACTATTATCAGGGGAGGTCGACTTCTTCGTTATCGTCTGGACAATCACAGTCACCATTTGCTAATGTTTCACATCCAAGATCCTCGCAACTTTCACCACCGGATGGTCCACCACCGCCGCCAGGAGATCCCCCATCACCGCCGCCTGGATTTGTCTCGGATGAAATACTTTCTAGTTGCATCGCATACAAGTTCAATAATCGATTTAAAATATTACCATCATTATCTTTAGAGAACGATGTTACTTTGACGATTCTTCTATCTGTAGTTTGTTCTGCTATAGTCTGAACATCAAACAATTCGTCTAGAGTGTCTTGTCCCGATACTGAAGGAGAAACTATTACGATAGGCTTTCCTGCATTAGTCTGTGCAAACGATCCAAATTTTAAACAATCATTACCAGTTCCGCCTGTTGACGGATCTATTGCATTCAGGTTTACAAAATGTGCAGTACCATGTCCTGCTCCCGCTAGGGTAACTCCTTGATATACTTCTGCTACAGCGTTTTCTATGGTGTCAGCCCAGTGGGTGATTTGTCCAGATGCGATTGCACGGATGTTTGCTCCACCGACAGAACTAGAGAAACTAGAACTACCTTGAATATTTTCAAACTCTGACATGTTAACGCCTTTTTCGAGTTGAACATTCGCTAGATCAAATGTCTCTCCTCCCCAACTGATCCCCGCTGGTAGGTTTTTAGATCTAGCCGCAGTTAATCCCGCCTGTAGATAAAAACTAAGTTCTAGATAATTTGGTCCACTGTTACCAATTTCTTTCCCTGTAATAGAAGGGATTTCAAACCTAATCTCTTCTCTGTTCCAATTGGTTGAAAGTGTTACTTCCTGTCCTCTTACATAGAAAGGATATGAAGCAGTTGCACCTTGATTGAATTCGTCGTATTGTGCTGCACCACCAGATCCACCAAAGACTTGCTTGAATCCTACTGCAATTTTTTGTCCAACAACGGAACCTCTCGCCCAGAAAGAAAGAACTGCTGAGTTAGACTGTAGTGTTTTTACCCGTGGAATTCTTTGCATCAAACTGATTGAATGTTCTGCACTAGTACCATCTGATATTTCACCGTTGTACATTTGTAGATAAAAGTTATTATTACCAGCAACTTCGACTTGGCCAACAGGGTGAAAATCTTTATCCACTCTTAGTACGTCCGCTGTGGTTCCATCTCTATCGGTAACATACCTCACACTCCAACTGTCAGTAGTTCTAATTATTTTGTTTTTACTATGTGAAGTTGTTATTGTGAATGCAGAACCTATAGGCCAATTAGCGAACGCAGCATTCGATAATAAATTACGAAGTGCGTCTTTACCCGTGGTTCCCTTGATGTTAATTGCTGATGATGCCATTAATAAGTATTCCTATTCCTGTTTAAAAACTGTGACAGACTGAACGTCGAACCCTGATGGAATATTGACACTAGATCCCTCCACCATTGGCCAACTGTGACTGAAAGAGAGCTGGCGATTCAAAGTTTCTTGGTATATCGCACATACAAAGTTCGTACTGGAGTTGGGTGGATAATACATCGCTTGGAGTACATCCGAGCCGGCTCGTCCGCCGGAAGTCACAACCACCATGATTGGTTTACCTGATTGGTAATACCATCTTCTATTTTCTGTCGCTTGAATCTTTGACCCCCCGCTAGCCGAATTGTAGAAGAATGATGCCGTACTCTTGGCGTCCACACAACTCTGTCCATATTTACCCACAGTTGGAGAGGCCCCAATCGCATCTCGTACCGCCTTCTCTGAAACGAGGTGGTTGTCACTAGTGTCCGTTACTCGTACTGAGTCTCTGAAGAATGTAACTCTATTGGAAGCGGGATTTGCAAATTTAAAACCACCAGATCCAATTGCTAAATCCACACCAGACGCTGAATCATTTACGATTGGTTGTGCGCCAGTTCCAATTCCTACTCCATCCTTCTTAACCTCAAAGGTTGGAGTCGAATCCGAACTTAGATGGTATACCGCAAAGTTATCGTTATAAATACCGTCAAGTTTTACTTGCACACCGTCTGTAGAATCAACACCACTTCCGATACTAATTCTTGGTTTATTGGTTCCATCCACCTGAACTTGTAGAGCATTTTTTTCAGATGCAGTCTCTGGGAATCCGCCTTTATATAACAGAACAGGTCTAAACTTGTCTGCTGCATTTAGGTTACTATCGTATACTAAAATTTCACCAGCAGTCATGCCAGTTGCATCGACATCGGTAAGATCAACCAGAGGGATTTGTGCAGTCAGATTATCAAGGAATGCGGCTTGAGATCTTGGGGTATTTTTGATGATCCAGTTCATACCAACATATGGCTGAAGATTGTCTGCTTCTATAGCATCAGTTGGTTCTGTGCCAGACCAATCACCTGCACCCGCAGAAACTTGAAGAGGGATTAAATCATACGCACCACCGATTTGACCTCTGATGAAGTCTCTATCTGCTGGGATGACAGTTCCTTTTCCATTTGTAGTTTCACCAAGAACAACTTTACCTCGAAGATCAGGAACTCGTACATGAGTAACTTCTGTTGTATATGTTATGTCTGTAGAGTCAGTGTCGGAAATCCTATCCTGAGATCCGTGAGCAACTCCTGTGGGATCTGTTTGTCCAACAGTTATAGGAGTTCCAGAACCAAAGGACTTTAAGTTTGTTGACGGCGTGGTTGGATCATTACCAGAACCATTTAGATAAATGCTAACATTAGTATTTTCGTAATCAATTTCGGTTTGATCTGAGTATGTACCTTGGGGAACAAATCCTCCGTTGTAGGTATCAATATCAAGGTAATCCATATCGGCAACATAATAATTAGAACCTACTTCTACTATTACTCCACTATATCTGTAATTTTCGCCGTGGTAAACATATTGACCTACCTGTGGTGTTACTCTCGTAACAGTGTTTGATCCATCAAATGCACTACCTCCCCAGTTCTGACTGAGAGTTACCTTGAGATAGAATCCATAAGATCTACCAAGTCGTGTATATAGTTCTGGATATGTTGATATAGGCAATCCATTTCCGTCACATAAACTCCATGTATTTGGAATATCTGTAACTGCACCAGCGAATGGTTGAATTGTTCCTACGGGTTGTACTGTGTCTAATGATACGGTGGAAGAACCTCCGATTATCGTACCGACATAGTTAGTGACTATTGCCTTATCGTCACTTGTTTTGACTACAACTGGTTTAATTACTTGTCCAGCCGAACTTGGAGGAGTTGGGGTAAGAAGTCCTGCGGTTGTACCCGAAAGAAAGAATACATCATTATCTCCAATTGCGAAGTCTGATCCAAATGCATCAGATGCAACTTCTCCCGCGTAGGTTAAAACGAATGTACTGGGACCTGAAATTTCAGAGATAACACCAACTACTTCAGATTCTTCTGCACTGGTTGCAATCGCAGCCATGTACTTATCGCCTGTAATTCCTGTAGCAGAAGCATTATTATAACGAATAGCCATACCAGCAGTAAAGCCGTGAGCAGTTTGCGAAATGGTATTCTGGACAGATTTACCGTCTGCTGCTCCACCTGTAAGTTTGATATGACTATATGCCAATGGGAATCTCCTTTAAAGTATGTATGTCAAAGTTCAGCATCTGCTGTGTAATTACAGTGAGCGGTCACATAAAAATGAGCATTCCCATCATCTTCAATTGTTATCGAGTGAATACCTCGTTGCGATGACAATTTCGACGTAACTGCTATATCCGTTGCCGTTCCGCTGCTCAAGTCCCCATTCGAAAAAGTGGTACTAAACTGAGTCAAGCGTATAGTATTTTCGGTTCCTGCTAAACCGTATATGGAACATCCCGGGAATGTACGCATATGTACAGGGAAATCGATATCAACACTGGCAGTGTTATTTATGGATAACTCGGTGAAGGAAACTTTAGAGGGGAAGTCGCTCGTTGTCGGAGCAAGATGTGGAGCAAGCGATTTGTTGTAGTATCTTTGGGCCAGTGCCAACTCTGTACCAGAATCAATAATTTCAAACTCTGTTGCTCGGGAACCTTCTTCTACCTGAACCTGAGCGATACTCAGAGTTCCTGTGTATTTAATATCAGTTCCTGCCGAATCTGTTCCAAGTTGTCCTGCTTTAGCATATGTGGCAATTGCAACACCCATATATGAATCTGGGAATCCATTAGAATCCAAACCTTCAGATGAAACCGAGTTCGGAAGATCTCTAACACGGGTAGTTACCGTATATCGTTTCCATTGATCTTGTGCAACAGCAATAGTGTTTACCTGTTGATAATCTGTAGCAAGACCAGATCCATATGATCTTTCGAGACTGACTAGTGCTGTTCCTGCAACAGTTCCTTTAGCCCAGAATGAAATTGTTACGTTCTTAGCAGCGAGTGTTCTTGCGTCTTCAATTTTCTGAATTAGGTAAGAGTATCCGTTTGCATCGGGACTTCCTGCATTATCATAACCCTGTATATCCATATAATATTGTGGATAATGGGGAACTGCATTTTGACTAAACGAGAATGCTTCTCTTTTAATACTACGAACACCAGTTGTTAGGTTTTCTTTTCTTTGCCATCTGTCTGCACTATATAAATCACCTGCTGTGGTTAATGCACTTGCAGTTCCAACTGCTCTCTGCCATAGATCAAAGTCTCCGTTAATTACCAAATTCTTTCGTGATGTGTACGACTGACGGGGACGAGTGAGGGAGTTATCTGCTACTTGATTCACACCTATAATTGTAATACCGATGGAGTCGGCCTGATTATTCGCAAAACCCGTAGGATTGGTGTGTAGCCAGATATTTGATCTAAATGTTATTTGAGTCTGACCCGTAGCAATTGGAAGCGTAAAGGAAGAACCAGAACCTTGCTGAATATTCTGCTGATTGTTTGGGTGTTGATTGTTGTTGAAGTTGACTAGTCTGTATGTGCCTGTATTTTCGTCAAAGTATTCTAGATAATGTAAAAAGTAATCATCGTCGAAAGTGGTCATAACTTCAAATGAACGGGCCAGTGCAGGTTTATATCCATTCCCCTGCATAGCAGCAATGTCTATTGTCCATACACTTTCTGCTGCGTTAGACCGCCCTACAGAATATACCTCTGTTTCAGAGTTATAGAAGTATTCGTTCATAGACGCAACGAAGACGGTGTGTACTCGGTATGGATCTCCGAATCCGCCCCCAAGACCACCGTTAACATTCTCTCCGAGACGAATCCACCCGAGTGGATCATATGTACTATCTGGATTCTGGGCAAGAAGTTCACCACCACCGATGTCGTAGTTGGTTATGCTGATGTATTCAGTATCCCCACCCAAGATCTGAGTACCATCGGGTAGACTTCCGAGTCCTCTTGCACGAATGATGTACGCAAGAGTGAAGTATGGTGGGAGGTTTTCGTGTGCTGCACCACCACCCTGTGGTTTAACACTCGCTGATGTGGTAAATTCATACCCACCGCCGTCCACCCCTATGAAAGTTTCTCTACCGGCGTTGGGGTTTCCTCGATCTCCCGTCCAATAATAATCTTTGAGTTCAGGATTCGCATGGTTGAAATCGTCGTTATCGGGCTGTCTCTGGTTTTCCTCAGTCTGGGGGTGATTGTGAGAGGGCATCTCGTCAATGGTTAGTTGGTGAGTCTTAGATCCACCAACTCCGGAGATGCTTAATTCGTCAAAATCATTGTCATCTGGATTGTAACCAACAACGAATCTACCACGGAGATCTGGGACTTGGAATGAACTTTGAGTTCCACCATATTTACTACCGATGGCTTGCCAAAGATCTTCGTAATCACTATTAGTTCCATCTAGTACCGTACCGTCGCAAAGGACAAACCCATCGGGGATTGCACTTATTTCTCCCGACCATGCCATGATTGCTCCAACTGGAACATCGGAGATGAAGTCTTCTACTTCACCTCCTTCTTGTATACCACGCCAGTTGGTTATGATCCCACCAGAAATTCCGTCCGAGACAAATACTGGTTTGTTCACTCCACCCAAACCAACAGCGAATGCTGGGTCTGCGCCCGAGATTATGTTAGCACTAACAGCGGGATCGACTGTAGTTGGATTGAGATAGAAAACCTCGCCTGCATTTGTATCGGTTGGAACATTACCACCCGCAATTTCAAATTTACCAGACATAACAACACTGACAGCGGCTGTTATTCCCCCGATTCCTATGTTGTCAATAATACCTACAACATCTGAACCTTCGGGTGTCGTATCACATCTCTTAATTTTTCCTGCTTCTGTTGATCCGTCATTTATTGATCCAATTCTAACTGCATCACCCCAAGTCAACCCGTGACCTTCTTGTAGTACAATTATTCTATTGGACTTCAAAGAAGCCGCTGCATCTTGAATTATATTAACTTCTCCGCCAATATAATTCTTAACAATTGCTCTATCACTACCGAGAGCAATCAAAACGGTTTTTTGGATTTGGTTTGTACTCTCTGGCTTTGATGCGGTAACTTGACCAGAAGTTGTCGATAGGAAGTATGCATTGCCTGGACTGAGTGTTGATGACTCATCCGTTATATCCGAAAAGTTTCCTATAATTTCTCCTGCTAGGGTGATCTCAAATTTGTTATCATCATAATATCGAGAGACAACACCAACAACTTCGGCTTCTGCTCGGGAAACTGCGGTTGCTTTTGCATAGTCGCCATCCGACTTCATGTATACAGGCATACCGAAACTAAATCCGTGGCTTGATTGATCAACAGTAATCTTGTTTGCACCATTGACAATACTGACGTACCCATCGTCATTGATGTACATTGCATCAGCAGTATGTCCTGTGCCTATTTCTGAATTGAATGCTTGTATTACTGAGTTACTTCCAGTAAGTCCGCCTGTAGTTCCCGCTGTAAATCCGAAGATTAGTCCCTTGGTTGCGTTCCCCCCAGATGCTCCTGTTGCGATTCTAACCTCGTCTAAGAGGGATTTTCCAGAAGCAAGAGCAATGTTCTGGTTAGAATTCCATGCCGCGTTTGGGTACTTCCAGAGGAACTCTTTGTCTCCACTTGCACCGTTTACTATGATACCACCACCCGCACTGTTGCCCGAGTTGTTCATGATGAACTCATCGTTGGCTGAGAAACCAGTTCCAGTGTGTCCAAGTATTAGGTTAAAATCATCGACGGTGAACTCTGTTGAGTTGATGGTAGTGGTTGAACCATTGACCGTAATGTTCCCATTGAAAGTGATATCCTTTTCAATGGTTGAACCGATCTCAATGTGCAATAAACCAGCAGTGTTGTAACCAGCAGAGATACCGTCACCAGCAGAACCACCAGAAGTGGCAACATCATAAATCATCAGACGATTTAATTTGTCAATGATGGAGTTGTTAGTTACAGTGAACCATTCGTGGAATGTATCACTTAAAACTAAGTCAGGAATATCGTGTGTGTTTAATTCAACGCCCATTGACTAATCTCTCTAGTAAAGTTTTCATGGAAGATATATCATTCTTCATGGTATGTATCTCATTTTCCATTCTTAATATTTTGTTTATTTTGTGAGTTTCATTATTTTCGTTATACAATAATGCATTTGTTCTTGTGTCTCTTAATAAATCAGATCGTCCTTCTACGGACATCATGATGTATGCTCCAGAGCAACTGCTTTGATAGATTTGACCACTGGTACTCTAGAACTGTTGCTGCTATATAGACAAACTTTAACAGAAAACGAATCGTAAGGAATTCCTATTGATGGTAGATTAAACGATTCTGTTATAATATTATTTTCAGATTCGGAGAAAGTCTCGGTATTTTTTCTCACCAGTTGGATATATCGTTGATCATCAAACGATCCGCTCAATCTACTATCTGCCTTTACAAATACTTGTATCTGAGAACCCTCGGGTTTAATATAATCAACCGAAACATCGAAATCATTCGCTCTATTGTTTTTATTTAGTACAATTCTCTTTGTTATGTACCTAACGTCCGAACCAGAATCAGTTCCGTATGGGTTTGTTTCATCGGATACTTCTGCGTTATTATCAATTTCATTATTAATTACATTTTCGATGTGAATTACATTAGTATTTAAGGTATCAACGACTGGAGAAACTTTATTAGTTCCGTTGGTCATTAGTAGTTTAAATGTTCCAGCGGCAGAAGATATTGAATTTGGTATAGTTTTGATATTAGTATTCTCTTCTATTCCTGCACCACCCAGTATAGAGGATTCGGTTATAGATTTACCAGTTCCTGTTGGAAGTAATATATTAGAGTTGAATCTTATCAAATTACTAGAATGCAGGGAATCTGAATTGATTGCTGTGAATGTTAATTCATTAGTAGTCGTTGTGTTGAAGTTACACCGAGTTAATGTGAATTTTACATCCTTAGTAACGTCGGGTTGGGCTACATTTGTGTTTTGAGGTCTGTATAGATTTCCACCATATACTGGTTTCTGAATTCTATTGATTGATTCGGTGGAACTAGAAAGTTCATCCAAACCAATTGTGGCAGTGTATAAATTATAATCTCTACTGTTGGTAACAAAACATATGGCATATTCACCAGGCTCTAAGAATATGGGCGAACGGAAGTTTACCCGTGTTGAGGTTTCTGGATAAACAGAGTTTATATTGATATCTTCTGGGTATAATACTTTTTCTGAGAAAGGAATTATTGCAGATGGATGTGGATTTCCATTCTTAGTGGGTCGTATCTGAATTGTTATTGGTAGCGTACTGTCCTTGGATGAGAAGTACAGGTATAGAGACTGTAGGAAGATTCCGCGAGAATTCTCAGATTCGTCAACAAAGAATGTTTGAGAAAGAGGATCGACCCACTGGTAAAACACACTAGTTTTTAAGGATTCTTTTCTACTGTTTACATCCGTGGGTATGGCAGAACTGTTGACTGTTTGCTTTCTTCTGATTATAGGTCTAACCGAAGACACGCCCTGAGATCTAGTTTCGTATAATCCCTGAGAATGAATCACAACTTCTGCTATTGTGTTTGCAGATGAAATTGTATTCGTATCATTATCAATAAACCGAAGTGTTCGTTTTCCAGTTAGGAAAGACTTTGTAGGAATAGTTAAAGTCAACCCAGAAATTTTACCGGTATCATCAGAAACTAAAGTATTCGAAACTCCTGTAGCATCTGTAATATAGGAAATGACATTGGTATTGTCCATAAACGCAAACATTGTCGTATTTGGTTTAAGATTATGAACTGTTACCGAATATGATTTGGATCTCATGTAAGGAACTACAGTAACGTCTACAGTTTTTCCTTTCAAAGTTCTTGTGATATGATCTGGGAATGATTTAAGATCTGGAACTAGTTCTTGTGCCTTTTGCTCAATGCTCTTTGTACTTCTTTCAATCACTAATTCTCGTTCAAACAAAGATCGAATAGTATTTAACTTTTCATTTACTCTTGGAATTGACAGAAGAGATTCAGTTTTTTCGTCACCAAGTTTTCGTAGGGATCCAACACCAGACCAGATACTTTCCCAATCATTCCATTGAGATCCGAATCCGACTTTAGTATCATCGAACGAAGTCGCCAACCAAGCGTCATTTTCTCCCATAGTATTTGATCGTACAAAAGGTCTTTCTGTTTGATCAAACCATGTATCAATTGGATTATCGATATCGATAGTTCCTACCCAGTTTGTTAACTGATATGGGTTTACCGATATCGTTTCGCTTGCTTTATTTTGTTCTGCTAGAGTTAAACCATCACTCGCATAGTCGATAGTAGCAATACCATCGCCACTTATAGTAATTCCACTTACTGCTGTAGTAAAGTCATAATTGTAGGAATTAAAGGATGGTCTTAATTCTTTGTTCTGAAAATCTATTGAACATTTATAGTCGTCATTTGAAACGTCAGATATTGAATGTCCATTAAAATCATCAACGAGGATGGCTCTTTTTTCTGCTTCTCCTACACCATTGGATCTGTTCTCAAAATATTGAGAATCGACTTTAGATTCTACGCTGGAAAGGGAACTTAAGATTTCTATTTTTTCTAATCTTCTGTTTACATCTCCAATATCTTCCATCGTAAATCTCTTATTAGAAAGAGCCTCTACATTAACATCATTTGGATTATGTGTGTATGCAGGGTATGTCAATTTGTAAATTGGAAGTGTATTATCTTTATCTTGTGGTGCTTGTGGAGAAAGACTTGGTGAGCCATGGACAACTTCGAATGTCGAAGTTTCATCATTGAAGTTTCTCTTCAGAACTAATTTATCAATTCTAGGAAGATAGTATTCATGTGATACTGATATGACATCACTAGATCTAGATCCAGAAGTCTGAGATTCGTTAAGTATGGGTTCTACTTTTAATACTGGACAGACCCCCAATGATGCAGGAGTCGTCTGGTTTACATCATCAGAACGATCATAATTTCTTATAAATCTAAAATCAACACAAGAAGTAAGTGATACGGTTCTACCCGTGGACTTGCTGGTAAAAAGAGGGATATCTTCGTACTCAAAATTTTCTGCTACTCCAACTGGATATGAATCTACAGTTAAAAATCCATAAGGGGAGTTACTGTTAGTATGACTAAAATAGTCATAATTTACTATCAATGAAAAACTAAAAGATCCATTCGATTTATAATTATCTTCTTTTGATTTCAAGAAGTATAATCTTCCAAATTCATACACATGATCCCTCTGTCCGTTATCAAACAGAAAATCATTTATTACACTTACACCCGCACTATTTGTTATTGAATTGATACGAAGAACATCTGCGTGGTTTAATGTGATATAACTTCTGCCACCTTCGGTTCCTATATCTGCTGACGTAATACTTAAATCTACTGCTGTATTTAAAGTTTTCCTACGAATTGCCTCTGTATAATTTGAATCGTTTTCAGGCATACTAAATTCTACTGTAGCAACTAATGTATGATCTAAATTTCCCCAAGATGGGTCTCCATCGCTTCCATCTCCATCATTCCCAAAATTAATATTAAGAGAATTCAATGACTTAGATATATTGTAAGAACCGGGACTAACTAGAACGTTAGATATCGAAGCAGTTTCCTCTTCGCCTTCAATTTGAGTTCTGTATACTTGATAATACAACATTTTTTCATCAGTTGAAAGATCACCATCATCTCCAACAAAGTTAAAATATTTTGAATCTAAAACAGAATCTAGATCCACTACTGATACTATTTTGCTCTGTCCATTCTCTATTAACGATAGGGAAATTTTCTTTTTAGTTCTGACTTCAAGATCTTTAATAGTCTTTACTGTTGTACCCTCATTAACGGGAAATACTAGACTACTAGCCTCATCTCTACCATAAACTGAAGTAACTGATCCATGTGCTATCCTATTTTGTATCGATAAGCCTGTACCTAATATTAAAGTATTACCAACAGCACTATCCAATTCCAGATTATTATTGTCCGTGAATACTATATCAGAAAGGTAAAAATTAAACTTAAGATATTCTGTGCCAGTTAAAGACTGTAGACTACTGTTTTGAAATCCTATTATATTTGCAGTTCCAATTAATCGAGTTAAGTTCGAAACAGAATCTTTTGATGCTGCTCGATATAAATTCACTGACATGGGAGATTCTATGCCCAAATTATTGTCTCGTATACCTTGCACAAAACTGGGAGCGAGGCTTAGGTATAGATTTCCACTGAACCTATTTCCTAATTGTGTAGTCTGTATTTTTCTTAGGGTATTGGAGTTCGTTGTTCTAGCCTTTTCAACATCAATGTATTCAGTCGATTGATTTTCAAACTCGTACCCTTGAATATATCCTTTACCAGAACCAACGGCAAGAGAAATCTTATCAGATGATCCGCCTGTATGTTCTATTGTCTCTATTTCAAACGGATCAACAATGTATGATCCAGATTCATCATATGTTCTTCTGGCTAATGTAGTTTCTAGTTCCGAATAATCGGTTCTTAATGTTTGGTTTGTTATAGATCCTTCGCTATTCATAGTAGCAAGAGGAACAAAACTATCCCTTTCCGTTGATTCGTAGAACTTAAGATTTAAACTCAGTTTATAACGATCTGCGCCTGGAGCATTGTGGTTGTAAGTTCCTCTTGCGGGATCTGTTAACGTCAAGTCTTCGTTTGATCCAACGTAATCTGGTGTAACATCAAACCCAAATACACCTGTGGGATAACCCCACGAATCAGAATTAAATTCCCGTATCGTAGTATTTGCAGCACCAGAGAAGCCTGAAGTATATTGAATTCCAGTTTTTACAAAGTAACCATCAACATAAAATACACCGTCATTCACAGAGAATAATTTAGCATTACCTGTAGAAACGACTATACCAGTTTCTAACGTGGCATTAGAAGAAGTTACAGTGACTCCTTCCAAGATGTTACCATAATCACCCTTAACAACTTGAACAAAAAGAACCATCGACTTGGGGGTAGTTGTAGTGTCTTCATCTTCTGCATGAATAACTTTAGCCGTAACAGTGTCGTAAGTGACATCGTGTCCTATGAACGAAGACACATCTGATGTGGTGGTTATTCTAATAAAGTTTACGGTTTGGACTGCACTCTCCGCACCATAAACTTTAGAACCATCTTTGAAAATATGATTACCGAATCTCTCTACTTGATTCTGTAGAATAGACTGTAACTGTGTTAATTCTCTAGCCTGAACTGAATATCCAGGTCTAAAAAGAATTTTTTGATAATTCTTGGTTTCGTCGAAATCATCATAGTAGGGTTCTATGTTGAAAAGTTTGCTATTATAAGATGGCATCTAGATGTTGCTCCTTTAGAAACCAATTCGGATTCTGAATTCTTCTCTTTGTCCTTGTTGCCTAGTAATAGGCCTTACATTCTGTATGTATAACACTTCTCCTGAACCTTTGACCAAATCTGGTTCAGTTACATTATCGATAACAAAACTACCACCACCCGCTTCTAATGTCCCACCAGAAGTAAATCCACCGAGGGTATTAGTTAAAATTAGTGATCCAGTGGTTCCAGTTATTGTCCATGACGCTACGTTTGCAGAGGACAATATCCTGTTAGTTTCTTGCGTCACTCCTTCGTCTAATGAAAAACTACTTGCTGTCAGTGTTCCTGATATTGCCACTTCAGTAGTCATTTTATAAATTGGTGTAATCGAGGATGTTGTTCCTGATAAGTATGCATTTTCACCCGAGATTATTCTTGAAATTTCGGATGTTGCGGTAGATCCTTCAAGAAAGAACTTACGGAATGTGCCTGCACCGAGATCAAAAGTTCCCAGTTTCTCTCCACCCTCTTCTTCTAGGTTTGTGTAGTTACCACCAGATCCACCGATGACAGATATATCTTGATTTTCAATGGGTCTAGAAGAAGATGCCGAAAACGCAATTGCTCCTCCGTCACCTGTTGCAGATAGTCGTATTGTCAATTCTCTTGAAGATGGATCCCAACCTTTAACTACACCTTCTGCTGTAATACCGAGTACCGAGTTATATTGAGATACCGATTCGAAGTTAGTGAAACTTCCTGAAACTCCAGAATGATCACCTGATGCTCCAGTATTTCCAAAGGTTATTCTTATGATTTCTTCTTGTGTTGTTGGTAGAATAAAATCTTTTGATGGATTGGAAATAATTAGTGTTCCCGCCTTACCATCAGTATCAGCATCCCAAAAAGAAACATCTGCTACTGCCTTACTATCAAAACCATAAACTTGATTTCCCACTGGGAACGTGTTGCTTAAAAATCTTTCATCCAAATTTACTGGTTTTTTAATTCGTAAAGATGCTTTTCTGCTTATCTCAGATCCTGCAATTCTATTTGAATTATCGTTTAAAATTGGATCTTTGATTATACCAAACTGTCTAAAATCATTTACGTTTATAATTTCTGGTTGACCTTCGATGTTATCATTTAAAAATCGTAACATCAAACTAGAAACATCAAATTCTTTAATCGGATTTGATCCATGTCCACCTTGTGGTGCTATTGGTATGGTAGCAGTTGGAATAACTCCCGAAATTCCTGTTGTGGGAAATGTTACATATGCGAAAGTATAGTTTTTTCCTGAATTTAAAACTGTAACAGAATCTGGATTGTATGATCCATTTACATCCATAACCGCAGAAGCAGAGACTCCATCTCCGTGTATTAGAATTTCAGGAAGAATTTTAAATTTAGTCGGAGACTTTTCTGCCTGATCTTCCCCATAGACGGGAACACCAAATGGACGTTCTAACGTCAGAACATTGTTAGTCTGATCTGTAATTCTGCGAACAAGACCGACTTCGGGACCATACCCAGAAGTCAAGTATAGAACATAACTGTTATAGTAATTTGAACTATTGGTAAAATCTGTGCTTACCGTGTCATCTAAAGTGAAAGTACCCGAAGTGCTACCATGAGATGACACCGAAGTATATGGTTGAATAGATGATCTTAGATATTTGGCAGAAGAAGTATCTAGATCTATCTGATATAACCCACCATCGATCGCCTTTCTTTGAACTTCATATTGAAGTTGACCCGCACTATCCTCTGTTTTTTGGGCTAAATTTACAGGGATATATTCGGCAGTTAAAAAGTCTTTTTGATCTTCTTTTAACTTGTAAAGGAATTTCCATTTATAACCGTCTGCTGTTTTAAATATATTTGTACTTGTAGACGTAGGTTTAGATGTAGAAGCCGTTCCTTTATTATTACTTATACACTTATATACAAATGTTTCATCTACTATGACATAATATTTTACGTCACCTGTGGATGAATTTAGAGATGTCTTATCGCTATATTGAGTATAAATTGTTCCAGTTGTCCAGTTGTGCCGTGGAACTACAAACATAGCGTTGGTAGAATCTAACCGTATAGCAAAAAGAGAATGTCTAGAAGCTTCATTTGCTTCTGCTACTGAACCTACAATAACAGGAGGAGTAGTCTCAACAGACCAAGGTAAACATCTGCCAAAAAAAGCAAAGTAGTTCCCATCAGCAATGGGATCTAATTCCTTTTTCAGACTATTTGCAAAAATTGTCTTAAATTTGTTCTGCAATGCATCTGTCAGTGCCATTTGTATTTACCTCGATTAATCGTTGTTACTTTCGTTTGTGGTGCCGTATGGTATACTATAATATTGATCGTGAACTCCACCACCGGCAGTAGATCCAAGGAAAGGAAATTGTGGAGATGTCCATGTAGAGTATGTAGGGTTGGAATGAAAATGATCACCGATCTCAACGTGGAAAAATTGACGGTGTTTTATATTCCCGAACGAAGATCCAGAGATAATTCCAAAAGAACCTCTTGTGTTTGGGTGGTGGAATATAGGAAAGAATGCTAACGACAATCCCTGTGCTGCCGAGAATCCCTCGGGAGTTCCTCCCGCGTTTCCCGTTCCACCGAGAGGTCCAGATAGTCCTGTTCCAGTAACATGAGCAGTGATACCAAATTCTGGAACATGTCCTAGTGTATTACCGTAACCTTGAGGTCCAGATCCGTCAAGAAGAGTGGCACCGTTCGCACCAACACCAGTAAAACCTGGCGCAAATCCATTTGGATACAAGTCATTGTTTAAAGAATCGGCATCCAGTGAAATATTGTTTCTTAAATCTTGAGTGGTTCCAAAAGTATATGGAGTGTAGTTTCCAATTCTGGAGAGTTCCTGGCTTTGAAGTTCGCTATGGAAGGGATTATCTGATTTCATATCATCAGTAAGTAGAACATCACCGAAAAATTTAAATCCCGCAGGGTGTAATAGTGATTTGAGGGAATCTCTATATTTTGACAAGGACATTTCTGTCTTCAAAACATAAGAAAATCTTTGATAATAATCACTATCATGTATCTTCTTTCTAGAACTTGGCTTTCCTCCGTCATCGTAATAATACCCATCATAAACTGCAATTGCACCAACGGTTGCAGTTCCTTTTGCGTTACCATCACCAGATTGACTTTCAATTACAAATTGAGAGTCTTCTGAATAGTTCACTCCGTGATTTAGAATAGTTATTTCTTTAATTCTTCCTTGATCATCTATTCTATTAACTTTACCAGAAGCACCAACACCAGATCCCGCATTCAGTACAACTACAATATCTCCTATGCTGTAGTTAATTCCGAGACTGGACATTGTGTATGTGGTGTAAACACCAAATGCGATCTCATCTAAATATGAACCATCTGTTAAATATGAACGAACTGTTTGACCTGCTACAAATTCTCCTTGGATATCTCCTAAAAATAACTCTGTTACTTGATGTGGGTATTCGTCATATTGAATAACCTCAATTACAGTTGCAAATCCAATTGTCTGAGTTTTGTCTTGGTTTAGTTGAAGTACCTGCTGACCCTTCATTGAGTAATTAGAACTACCATTCGTAGAAGTAACACGGATCGATTTTTTATCTATCCAATTTCCACCAGAAGTTTCTAATATATCAGTTCTGGGGTAATATAGTTCTACTATGCTACTATAAAAAGCATTGAAGAAAAACTCAAATCCTTTTTCTGTTCCCTTGACTGCATAGAAATCCTTCACTCGCTTTAGAATGTTTTTTCTATTTACTATGTTTCCAGAAACGTCAGTTCCAAACTCTGTAGGAAAGTTTTTCATAAACTTAAATTCAATAGAAGATACGAATTCGTCTATTGTTGTCTCAATATCATAATAGTCATTTAATAATAAAGTTCTCTCTGTCGCATTACCTTCCTGTTCCATCCATTCATAATATGCCTCTAAGAATAAGATAAAATTAGGATGATCAGAATTCGTAAAATCTGGAACTTGAGATTCTATTAGAGGAGATATACCCTCCATTAATCTTTTTGTTCTTGGAGTCAAAGCAGTTAAGTCGCCGTTATCAAACGAATAATTAACAGCCGCATCGCCAGTTAATCCTAGTGATCTTAGTAGTAGTGTTAGACTCATTGTTTATTCAATACCCAGAACCAGAAGATGACGAGGAGGAAGATGACGAGGAAGATGACGAGGAAGAAGATGACGATGAGGAAGATGACGATGAGGGTGAGGATGACGCGGACGAAGAAGAGGAAGATGATCCAGAAGTTGGATTATTTATTCCGACGTTTTTAACTTGTATTCGATTTACATCTTCTATGAATACTAAAATTCCTTCGGAAGTTGTATTGTCGAAGTTTAATATAACGTTCTCTGGTGTGTATATGACATCTTCTCTTGGGGTGACTGTAAATCTTATAGTCCCATTAATAGATGCACTGAGTGGAATAAACCTGTCCAAAGTAATAGTTCCCGATGCATAATCAATAGATCCAATTTTATCGTATACGCTTTGTCTAACGTTATCAATTGTTTCATATATTCTCAGATTTCCATGCATATCGGAATCGATGGCTGCTAAAAATATAGAACCATCTTCCCTTTTATAAGCAAACTCTGTAGACTCTATACTAGAGTGATCCGATCCTTTACCATCTAAAGCACCATGTGCCGTGTTTAGAATTGGATTGTTGAATCTGATTGTGTAAGATCTATTCCTGTTTAAATCTGGAACTAATCGCTTTTCAAGTTTTACGTCAACATCGGCATACTGTAGAGAATCATCCAGAGATCTACAAAGATGTTCTAGTTGATTTATATAAAGATTTTTTCCGAATTTAGAAATTTCTGTATTTGCGTATAGATTAATGTATGCGGTTATAATTGCTCTTAATTGTTCACTAGTTTTATTTGTGACAGTAGAATCAAATCCAGATCTGGCATTAAACTTAAGGTAGATGTAATCGGGATCTATTATTTCTGGTATAACACCAACAACATTTTTAGGCTTAAGTATATCTGTCTTTATAGTTTCCTTTTCATCATTTGTAAGCACGGTTGATGTCTTTGGTTTTATTGCTATAAAAACTTTTCCGTATTGGGGAGGATTTGAATCTTCTCCTCCATAAATCTTAACATCGTCTGCGTTTCCATATTCGTTCAGAATAAGTGAAGAATAGTCATCAACCGTGACTGCTCGATTTTGAGTTTGATAAAATCTAGGAGCATTAAGTTTGATACTTTCTATAGTTTCTTGGTTGGAGCCAGATGATGCACTAGTTATTACGCTAACTGTACTGTTTGCTGCTGAGATGTTGAATGTTCTATTCGTCAAAGAATCAGTTTTACCCATACCATTGGCAACAGGCCCTGAAGTATCCATCCATTGTATAGTTACAACATTTCCATCTTCGAGTTTCTGTCCAACTATACCGTCACCAAAAACTACTTCATATTCTCCCGTAGAATTCAGTTCAACAAAATATGATTTACTTGTCTTTGTGACTGAAGTTATATCAGTTATCTTACTCCATGTATCACCTCTACCGGTAGAATCTTGAGTTGAATTTAATACATTAACCGTTATTCGATTAGTATCAACAATGCTCGATGGAATCGCATACTTTGTTTTTGTTATGGAAGAGTGTATATACGAAGTAGATTTAAATGCACCCTCGTATATTGAGAATGTTTCTGATGTATACGGAGCCGTTCCGCTTGTGTCTATTATTACTGGAGATGTATTATAGAAATTGTATGAAGTTGTAGCACCGTTTTGATTCGTGTATGATCCTGTGAATGCAGTTTTTGCCGCTAAGACAGTAGAAGACGCAGACGCTGCGGATAAAGTAAGTTGAACTGTAGCCTGTGCTGATCTTCGTGAATGCGGAGTGTAAGCAATTTGTTTGGCGTGGGATGCAACAGAATTTCTTGTTGAAGCACTATCGATGAACATTTCGTTAGCAACCATGTTTGTATAGTATGCTTGATAGTGTGTATTATAAGCAAGGACATCAAGAAGAATAGAAAGACCAGAACCTTCGAAGTCATAGTCCTTGAATGTGTCCTGTGATTCTAGGAAAGTCTTGAAGTTTGTTTTGATGTCTTCAAAATCTAATTCTGTAATATTTTTAGTTGCATTTGTTGCCATTATCGAGTCCTCTCAAGGACGAAAGTTACTTGTGCTGTTTGGTTAATATTTTTTGGTCTAAACAATATAGCGACATCATAAGAATTTTTTTCTGGATTAGAAGTAACCAAAACATTAATCACTTCAACTCTAGGTTCAAAATTTTTAATAGCAAGTTCTATGGCATTCTTTATTCTCACTGCTGTTATTGGAGAATTCAATTCAAACAAATACCTTCTAACTCCAGCATCCATCTCTGGTTTGAAAGGTCTATCATATTTGGATGTTAATACTATATTCCGTACTGATCTCTTCAATGCTTCCATATCAGTTAACATAGCAACATCGTTACTCATCGGATGTTTTATAAAGTCTAGGTTTAAATCTGTATATCTTGCCATTGTAGTATGTATACCTGTTAAATGAGTTAGATGATTTCATTTTCTTGTATTTGCAATGCATCTCTAATCATAGATCTATTAGGACCTAAAGAATTATAATCTCTATCTACCAATCCTTGATAATCTGCATATTCATATGCTTCTTCTAGTTGCTCACGACTGAAGTTATCTGCCAACCATTCCCGACGAGATCCTTCTATACCTTGTCTAACTGCCTGTCTGTAAAGTATGACAACAGTATTCGACTCGTACCGAGTTTCCTCTGCTTGAGTTTGCGGGGGTGGTGGGGGTGGTGGGGGTATTATTGAAGGAGTTTCATCTTCTATTCCTCCAGTGGTTTCAAAGATAGTGGTGTTGTTGGGGGTCACTTCTTCAGTTGTACTATCTTGATCTTCACCTTCTTCGTCACTAGATTCTTCTTGAAGATTTGCAAAGAACGTATCAACGTCCCTACCAAATTCCTCAACATTTTCTGCCAGATCAGAAGCAGCTTGTTCTGCCATTTCAACTAATGCCTCACCAGATGCTACCAGTTCTTCGGCAGTTTTCTGAATACCCTCTACAAGTTCCTTACCTGCTTTCGCTGCGTTGTCTATCAATTGCTCCACCTGTTGCTCTATGGACTCTACGATCCCCTCTACGCTCTCCTTGATCGCATTTCCTATATCCTCTGGATCTGGGATCGCTGAAGTGATGTCATCAAGAGACGGTAGTGATGGTAGTTGTAGGCTAGGCAGTAATGAGTCTAAGTCTGGAGAGGCTATTAAATCAGTAAATACTTTTCCAATCAAGCATGGATCCGCCAACACTCCTGATAAGGCGGTATTTGCTAAGGCATATTTATCAAGAAAGGCTAAAGCACCAGAAATGAAAGCATCTTCCGCAGTTGTGATATTTACAATACTTTGCTGAATTGTAGAAAGACTGCCTGTAATTTGCTGCATTTTATTTACAAATTCTGCTGCTGGTATATTGCCAGGATACCCCGTTCCAACTTCAGCCAGAAGATTGTTGATTGTTTCTAAAACACCATCAGACTGTTGTATTGCATCGACACCAAATTCTTTTTTCAGACTATTAAACCCATGTGAAAAATTGTCTTTGAGAATTTCTTCGGGGTTGGTTACAAGAGTTGCCAGTGCTGAATTATAAGCAGAACCAATTCCAAGAATTCTGCCAAGATCAGGCTCTCCATCCTGAAATCCACTAACAACTCCACTCATTCGATTAGTACGTTGCTCAAAATCTACAAGATTCGTTTCAAAATTTGATAGTTGAGTGACTAATCCATTAATGAACGATTCTGAATAACCACCCGTCGCCGTCCCATCAGGATTTGTTCCTGCTATGGGTAGTGATCCAATATTACCGATTGCATCACCAATTGCACCTTTTACTCCAGCGGCAAGTTGCTGAATAGGATTGATGAGTGCATCACCACGCAGAAACGTTTGAATAAAGTCCAGTTGTTCTGGCTCTAAAACTTTCTGTAGGATAGCACAGTTGTTTAGTGGGAAGTCGCCATTTCCAATTTGACTAATTGACATTATGCTACACTCACATTAGGGGACGCAGTTACTATCTTATGACCACACTGTGCTGGATCATTTAATCTAAGAATACCTTTTCCTCCAGCACGAACAGTTGGAGATCCTATTTGAAGCGGAGATTGACAAATCGTGGTGTCTCCATGTTGATGACATGCTACTACCGAACCCTCTACCGCAACATCTATACCATTGACTTTAACTTTGGTTACTGGTCCATATTCAATTGGAGCATAAGCATCTGTTATATCAACGAATAGTTTTGCTGCTGATTTTCCCATCAGAAAGAACCTCCGTCAATTGTAGTTTCAGTTTCGTCTTCTGATATAGTTTTAAAATATTCTACATTGATTGGAAGTTTACCAAAGCCTTCTCGTATTACTTCATAAATTTTATCGTTATATGTGACAATCTCACCAACTGAATATATTCTAAAGTTACCAGCACTATCTCTTAGTTCGAATTTTTGAGATGGTGATTCTTCAACTTCTATAGGTTCGGTTGAAACGGTTTCGGGTTCAAGTGTTTTTATTATATCTACAATCTCTGAAAACTTTTCTAAAAGACTATCAGTTGCCGATGTTAAAGATTGGGTATCTGTGGGCTGATCAACTTCTCTGTGAAATTGTGTAACTCCCATCACCAATCCATTAGGCATATAATATGTGACGCCTTTTAAAATATGAATATGATATCCAACAGTCGTCTCGTTAGGTCTAATAGACTTTGGGGACGGACTTGCTTCTACTGCTTCATTTCGGGTTAGATATAAAGGAAAATAACCATCTACTCTTATGGGACTAGAACCTGTTTCTTGTACGGGTGGAACTGAAGATACTCTCGATCTTGAAGTTGGAGGAGATGGTTTATCAATTCCTTGAGTCGAGTCAAAAGGAGTTATGGGGGGTTCTGACGAAGTGCTGGCGGATTCTGGTGGAGTTGGTGGTGGAGTTGGTGGCGGAGTTGGTGGAGTTGGTGGAGTTGGTGGAGTTGGTGGCGGAGTTGGTGGAGTTGGTGGCGTGTAACTACTCGAACTACGTTGAGTGCTACTGGGTAAATTGCCTTGATTGTTATATCCGTATCCGCTCATTTATTTCCCTTAGTTTAAGTCTATATTTCCATTTTGCATTATAATTTTTCCGCCGTCACCCTGAAGAACTTTGACCTCATCTACACCACCCACGCTCATTACTTTTCCTGATGCAAAATCAATTTCTTCACTGGCGTTGACTTGAAACTTCTTACAGTTGACGACAAAATCATCTTCTGTGTTGAAGTTGACTATATCACTTTTTACAGTAAAATTCTTTGCTTTAATATTACAGTTTCCACCTGTCGTTATATTTAGAGACCCCCCTACTAACATATTTTCGTCTAATAGTTTTATGGTATAACCATGACCTGTTGACTTGATTACTAAAGTTCCATCTGGGTGAAACTCAACGAAAGAACCTGAATTGTGATACACATGAATTCTCTCTGCACTTGGTGAATCATCTATCTCTATCACATGTCCACTGTTGGATTCGTATACAGTATTCTGTGGATATACTGGATTAGCAGGAGATGGTGGTTCTTTCCAAGAAACCTCGGGTAGAGCAGTTTCTACATTCTCTTGTGGTTGTTTCTTGGAACCAGGCGAACCTTCTTGTGGGGAACTATATGCAAGTAGGTTGGTGTCTGCTATTTGATCATATAAATTATTTTTTACCAAATCATATGGATCATTAAACCCCTCTGCTGGTTTATTGGGTTGTGTGTTTTGGCCAGGAACCGTCCCCATTATAATAGGAGACTGTGCTTCAGTTCCATCCGCAAAGAATCCAAATACATGTGTGCCTGGCAAATATCCAGGCACCGTACAACCCTTACCTTGTGTGCTTGCACTGGTGACTGGAAATATAGATGTAGCCCAAGGAAGTTGAGCAGTAGGAAGTACGCTCAGATCTGGTTCGTGATAACCAACAACTCGAACTCGGGCTCTTCCCATAAGTTCTGGGTCATTGTGATCTTCCACCACTCCGAACCACCAAACGAATTCTCCGTTCATATTAATCATTAGGTTCTGCCCATTTTTCTGCCCAGAATTTCCATGCGTCTAGTTCTTCTTTAGTATGATCTCTACTTTTGAGATTCTTTAGTCGTTCTTCGTAGCCCTTGTATTCCTGATATTCTTTAAACTTCATGTTGTCACTCATAATAATTCTCCTTGTTGATTTTGTTTAGACTCAAAACGTGACTGATCTGGAATTTGAATTGCACTAGAATCTGTGCAAGCCTCTATCACCATAGTATATCCATCGAATTTACTTATGGTATGTTTTACTGATGTAACTATGTACATTCCACTACGGTATTTATCTTTATTATTTACACCTACATTACTAGAAAATCTTTGTTTGTTGAAGTTCATTTTAATTTTATCTCCAACATTCAATGAACTGTTTCCCGAAACTAAAAACTTAATTCTTCTATTCAAGAGTGAATTCAATTGGGACATTCGTGTTATTATACCATCTGAGGGAAATATACCAGAATATAAATGGTAGTTTGAAAATGTGGGGGATGATAAAGATGAAACTTCTGTTTTTGAATTCAATTCGTATTCATTTAGATTGACTACTTTATTGAATGTATCTTCGTAACTATGCTTTACTGTATTGATAGATTTAGTTTTCACATCGTACTGAGTAACAAATCCACTATACACTCCGTTTGAGATTTCATCAAGGACATTTTCTTTACCCACAAATGTCAAATCCTGTATACGAAATCTAGAAGAAAATAAATCAGTTCCCGTTGTTTGATCTCCTACATCAAGTTCAAACGAGTAATACGAATCTGGTCTTAATTCCTGTACAAACAGATCTGAAAGAGAGACAAAACTAAATCCTGTAAAATCTTCAAAGAACATAAAGTTACATTGGTTATTAGAAGTTTTTGCCTTTTTACTTAGGAAATTTAAATGAGTAAACGGACTTGCGAAAGGAAGGACTACTGTGTATTCTGATTCAGATTGTGCCGTGTTTAGTGGACTGGACTCTGGGAAATTTTGACTCCATATGGCTCCAGCTATATCAGATAGAGTTCCTGTATATGATCTCGAAGTTTTGATCTTTGCATTGCTTAATACTTCGGGAGAAACGAATTTAAATTTGTAATAAGTAGTAGATCCAGATTCCTTCAAAATTACATCTTCTCTAGAGTATAAGTTCATCTTCATACTAACTGTTCTACAGCCTGGAGTATAGAATTCTAGATCTAGCATTTCATTATTTTTAAGGGGAAGAGTATTGAACAAGTCTAAACCATCAGATACCATAAGTTCGCACGACATGGGCGTTCCGAAAATATCCTGAAATATACTAAATTCATTATACACATCCATCAACGATATAATATCACCCGAATCTAAGATTAGATTCAATGATACCAATTCATAGTCGTTGGATCTTTGGTATTTGGTTCTTTGCATATTATGCCTGTATTAATTCTTCAAATGCAGTGACTACGGTGCTTAGATAATCGGGATGGATTAACTTTATACTTCTCTTTGTCTCGTTTATCGCTAAATCATTCTCGAAGTTTGTTACGACGTGATTTAGATTTCTCGATCCACTTATTCCCAAATAAGCACCTAATCTAGTTTCCCAAAATGCAGGAGATGATGTCACATAGGATCCAGTAGTGCCTGTCAATCCTATTGGTGTGCCATCAGTTGCGGCTAATGGATTTAAACGATCTCCAGTCGCAGTCTCGAAATGGTGAAGTCCGTTGTATACATCTTCTGCATATTTAACTCTGGCTATTAAATTTTCAGAACCTCGGACCGCTCCTACTAAGGATCCTGTAGTAAAGTATGTGTGTTCTCCACCGTCTACTCTAATTCTGTTTAGTGAAGGTTCATCCGAAACGACTCTTGCTCTGACTGCGTAGTTTTGCTTGGTAATTCCATACGAATCTTTAACGTCTGTGGTTGAGTAGATTGTTTCATCTGAAGAGAAAGTAACACCTAAAACTTCTGCGGTATTTCCGTAACTCGTTAGGTAAAGATAACGTCCGTAGTTTTTACGTTTAGAATAGTTTTCAACAGAAACCGTATCCAACGCAATATCATAATAAGGATTTAAAGCCTCATTTACAAGGAGAACCACCCAAAAGTAATCCACAGTATCATATAAGCGATGTGATATGTTTTCTGCTGTATCCCCGTCCTTCGTATCATAGTCGATGTAAAATGTATTTTCGAGTTTACCTACGCTACGAATTTCAACTCGACGAAGAATATCCGTAACTAGTTTTCGTTTAGTCTTTGTGCCGAATCTGTCTAAATATGATATTACTGGAAATTTATCAAAGTACATCAATAACCCTCTTCGATATCTTCTCTTGTGAGAGGTCTGAGTTCTTGGAATGACATAGTAAGTGAAGTTCTGACTGGACTACCGTCTGGGAAAGTTGACATAACTGCGTTGGGGGTATAGTCCACATTAACTGCGGTCAATGCACATCTTCCTATCTTGTTAAGAAAAAGATTTTCTGCCGTGACATCATTATTGAATACTTTATAGTACCTGATCTCGAATTCTGCTGGTACGTTTAGCATTGCGCCGGTTCCGTGTAGTGATGGGTGTGCGTACTTTCTAAACTCTCTTATGATTTGATTTGTCGTTTGTGCTTCGCCTTTATTTCTGGGTGCAAAACTAAAAGTAAAATCAAAAGTTCTAACCTGAACGCCGTTAAATAACATCTCCTGTCGAGGATTTATTGCTAAACCAGATACTGCTTGCATAGCCTGTTCTGCATTTAAATTTGTACCTATAATATTAGTAAGAGAATCGAAGAAAGAAGCAATACCCCGTCTACCTAAAGCAGCCAGATCTCCAAACTGACCTCGCTGAAGTGTTCCGCTAAGGGCTCTTGCTAAAGAGAAATCTACTCCATTGTAACTCAAAGATCCGTTATTTACAATTTTATTTGGAATGTATAGTGCAATGGTTGTATCTACCTTAGATGTAGCAGGACTTATTCTTACTCTGCTGTTATTGATACTAGTAGTCCGATCCCCAATATTCAAACCAAGATTTCTTGCATTCTCTATTGTGTTATTTGATCGATCCTCTGAAAATTGATTTATCTCGGTCTGAGATGATTCATAGAAAGATTTCTTGAATTTGTCTTTAGCCTCATTATAATTTTTCTGTGCTGCATTATACTTGTCTATTGTCGCCTGATCTGAAATGATAGACTGCCAGGTTTCATCTGCTTCAATGATACCAAGTGCGGCTAATGCTTCACTACCTAAATCTGCTATAGTTGCTCCCGTATTTAATGAAAAATTCAATGCATTGAAGAGTCCACCTGTATTTTCTATCCCCATTAAATCTGAAATATACACGGCTAATTTATTAACCTCTGCCGCAGAGTCACCATCGAGTTCTTGTTGAACATCTTGGACTGCGTTAGTCGCTGCTACGATCTCTGCATTTGTTTTCTCGAACATGGTGAACATAACAAATTGATTATATTCATCACCACCGAGATTGTCGGGATATTGCAAATCAACTTGACCCTTATTGGGACCAGAAACTACATTATGTCTATGATAATCAAAAATACCAGAAGGTTCATTGTTGAGCCTGTGGAAAACATCACGGGATGATCTAGATGTATTGCCTGCTGATGGCATTTAAAACTCCTAAAGATACATAGAGTATGAGTTATAAGGGAAGGTATAAATCTAAAAATCCCTCCAAGTATATAGGCGATCCTACTAAGATTATTTATCGTAGTTTGTGGGAAAGACGCTTTATGTTGTACTGTGATGATAACGAAAATGTACTATCTTGGGGATCTGAAGAGGTAGTTGTACCTTATAAGTCTCCCGTAGATGGTAAGATGCACCGATACTATGTAGACTTCATTGTAAAGGTAAAAACCAAAGATGGGAACACTTCTATGAAACTGATTGAAGTCAAACCAAAGAAACAATGTTTACCTCCGAAGAGACAATCAAGAAAAACCAGACGGTATATCAATGAGGTAAAAACATGGGGGGTCAATTCTGCAAAATGGGAGGCAGCAACTGAATATGCCGAAAGTCGTGGGTGGGTTTTTCAAATTCTAACAGAGAAAGAATTACAACCATAATGGCAGATCAACTTATAAAAGAACAGGCTATAGAAATAGGCAATGCTACCCGAACTGTGATATACCAGAGAAATGTTTTTATAAAAAGAAACCTAAGAAAGCAGTTACTCGAAACTCTATCTTTGGGGTTTGCTTTTAAAGCAATATTTCAAAAGTTCTACCCATCCGAAAAGGAGTCAACAGTAGAACCAAAAAAAGCAAGTGAACTCGAAACTTTTGATGATCTTATAAACTTCTTTACCAAGACTATAGAACTTGGATTCGGAGGAGAAGAGGCTACTCCAAACGAAGTTACCGAATATCTACTGACTTCGGATGAAGCAATAAGTCCATATGACATTTCAGATGGTGGTATGTTCATGTTCAAGTACGACCCTACTACAAAAAATGATCTAAAATATTATGACGCAATCCCACTCATAATCATGATAGGAAGAACTAGCGATGGATTCATAGGGTTGAATCTACACTACCTCCCTGAAAAATATAGAATAGCCTTACTGAAAAAGTTATTTTCTAGTGTTGATTTTTCTAAAGTAGACGCAGAGAGTGATGTTCAATCCAGATTAAACGTAATATCTGCCTATAAACTTATAAAACCGACATACAAACGTTATAAATATGATGGTGTCTCTTCTAGGTTGGTAAGAATACCAATAGAAAATTGGTTGATAGCAGCTCTACTACCAATTTCTAAATTTGAAGGTAAGTCAAGAAAAGAAGTTTGGGATGACTCCAGAAAAATAATATTCGAAGAAGAAAGAAAAATATAAATGCCTGCACCTAGTATAAACCAAGCAATTACACTGGCTTCTAGGCTATACAAGCCTACGAAGTTTAGACTTCATATTCCCAAACTACCAAATGTCATTGCAAACAAATCTACCTTGTTTGGAACTGCTTCACAAATCGATACAGAATTACAGTTCGCAACAGAAAGTATATTTTTCCCCTCCAGAAATATATCAAGCGAACCATACAAGACAGCAGGGCCTGTTGATGAGATCCCATACGAGTCAACATACAGCGGAGATCTTGATATAGCAATGCGAGTTTCTGCTGATTTTAAAGAAAGAATGTTCTTTGAAACTTGGATGGACAGCACAGTAAACAGAGTAACACAAGAATTTTACTACCCCGATCAATATCGATGTAATGTTTTCATATCAGCATTAGTTGATAATGATAAAGAGATGTTTAGAATTAGATTAAGTGAAGTTTGGCCCAAGTCAATCGGTAGAGTCTCTGTTGGTCAGGGTCTTACAGACACCATTGCAGTTATGCAAGTACAACTATCGTTCAGACGTTACTTCGTAGAGTTACCAGTAACAGGAGATCCACAATTCCCAAGAGAATCTCTCCCGCCAGGAAAACAAGAATGGATAGATACGCATCAAAGATCAGCAGATGAATGGTGGCTAAACCAAGTTGCCCCAATCACAGTAGATGAAGACGGAACAGAATGGTTTGAAGCCTAATATTAACATGGAGAAATTATGAGTTTACCAAAAATTGAAATACCGACGTATAGCGTAAAACTGTCTGGTATAAACAAGACAATCAAATATCGAGCATACACAGTAAAAGAAGAAAAAGTATTATTGATGGCTGTTCAGTCAAGAGAACATAAAGAAGTAATGGAGACAATATTACGATCATGTCAGTCATGCATTTTTGACGATATTATTGTTAAAGATTTACCTATTACTGATCTGGAAAAATTAATGGTTTCCATTAGATCAAAGTCGGTAGGAGAAACCACAAAAACTGCACTGAGTTGTCCGTATTGCGAAGAGAAAACCGATATAGAGATAAATCTAGAAAACATGAAAGAAATTAGTGACATAACGATAGAGAGTGTGGTTCGACTCAACGAGGACTATGGTTTACAATTAAAACCACCAACCATGTCTTCCATAAACGATAACCTAATATCAGAACAAGATCTGTTGACTAATTCTATCGTTTCAGCAATAGAGTCTGTATTTGATAAAGAAAACGTATATGTTTTCTCTGATTATACAGACGACGAAAAGAACAAATTTGTAGATGACTTGAGTATTGAAGATGCTAAAAAAATAGCTGAAGGATATATAGGTAAATTACCAAAAAATGTCATCGACATAAATTATAAATGCCCTCATTGTAATAAACAAATAAAAAGAGAACTGGACAATCTAGTCGATTTTTTTACCTGATTAATAGTCATACCAGTCTTTATGACTATTATAAAACGAATCACGAACTGATGTACTGGCACAAATATTCGTTATCAGAATTAGATTCATTATATCCTTGGGAAAAGAAACTTTATATTGATATGATTTTAAGTGAAATTACAAAAGAAAAAGAAAATAAATCTTAATGCCAACATTACTAGAATCAATAATCTCTGCACAAAGTTCTTCATCTAAATCTTCTACCCAAGGTTTAAATGATGACACCCGTGATGTAATTTTAGCAGACACCAATAAATTTGAAGTGTCGAGAGAAATTAAAAAATCAGTAATAAACATATACAACCCCAAGACCGTTATTCTAGGATCAGATGATGTGGACAAAACCACACGATCAGAGAGACGAGAAGAAGATTTAGAGAGAAGAAGAAAGGGAATAGTCGGTAGTCTTGGTGGTGGTGCAGTTGGTGGTGCAGTTGGTTTGGGTGGTGCTAACAATCCTACTACCAGTCCTGACGGTGATCCTGACGGTAGTACTGATTCTTTTCTTCCTGGCATTATTAAAAGAAATCCAATTACTAGTGCCCTAGGCGCCCTCGCCGTTGGCAAAGGCGCCCTCGCCGTTGGCCGTGGCAGTGGAATTTTAGCCAGAATACTAAGCCCATTTAGAGCATTTTTACCAATGGGAGTTGGATTAAAACCGTACATAGATGGAACTAAAAGTTTTACACAGTTAATGGCAGCAACAGGAAAATCACTTACAAGTTTTGTCAGTAGACTACCAAATATGGTTCGAGAAGCTAAACTTGCAAGAGAGTTATCTCTTGGTGTTGGAAGAATATCAACACAAACGACAGGTTCATTAGGTGCTAACGCATTCAGATCTATCAATCCTATACAGAGAATGATGAATCAGGTCAGAGGTGTAGGTGCAGCAACATCACAGTTTGGAACATCTTTTGCAAACTCTGCTCGAACCATGAACGTAGCCAAAAACGTAAAGACAGGATCACGGGCATTGATGAGGGGAACAGCCAGAATGCTCTTCAAATCTCCTTGGGGACTTCCATTCTTAGTGGCATCTGAAGGAGTATTCGCGGGCCTTGACATGGCAGACGAAACAAATCGTCACAGTCAAGATACGATGAATGCCCTTGGATATAAAGAAGGAAGTCCAGAGTTTAAGATGAAACAAAGAAACAACCTGATGGAATTATTCAATGGTATGTCGGGAAATCAATACCACAAACAGATGGCAGATTTTTATGAAAATGAAGCATCGGGTGTATTTGAAGAAGTGAATAAAGGAAGGGTATCAGGAGGAGAGTCTGCAATCACAGAACAAGAGTTTATAGGGGGAATGATGACTTCTACTTTTGAAAATCCAGTAAGTGGTATGAGAAAAATAAGTGCCTCATCCTTCTCAGAACTTGCAGGAAAACATAGAGAGTTAATTGGGCAAGAGCATGTCGGTGGTGGTGATAGTTTAATACCTGCTAAAGAATATAGAATAGGTTCGCTGACCAGTGATTTAGTTGATTTACCAGAAGAGATGGTAAACCCATCAATGGATATGGGACCTGTGACTTCTACTCCTTCTATGTCCAGAACTATGTCGAATTCAGAGTTTGAATCATATGAAATGCAACCAGGCGATCGTGCGACCACCAATCGAGAAAGTCCTGGTCAGGTAACTATAATCAATCAACAATCTCCCCAAACAAATCAAGAAGCGTCTCTACCAACTAGAGAGTTAGAAACTAGACCTTCTAGCACTGAAGAATTACGAAGATCTTCATACGATCAACAACCCGCGGGTTCTATTCCTGGCCGCAGCGGTAGGAATGCAAGTTAAAAAAAAGGAGAGTGGGATAAACCCACTCTCCTCTCGCTCTAACGCTTTAAAAAGATTTCAATCTTCGTTTGCAAGTTGATTGAAGTAGGACATTGCGTCCGTACCCTCGTCAACCTTCGGCTTGAAGTCCTCTTCCTTTTCTGAAGCGTTACTGTGTGAAACACTCTCCACATTGTCAGACTCCGCAGTAGTTTCCCCACCACGTTCATCACCTTGAAGAACCGCGTCGAGACGAGCCTTGAGTTCGTCATACGACTTGAAGTTCGACTCACTTACAAATTCATCCAACTTGTATTGAGTCTTCCACAGACTTTCCAACTTGTCATCATCTCCATGAAAGAGAGGTGATACAGATTCAAATTCTGACTTGTCATAATTGACAAATCCAGAAACCTTACGCACCTTCAACTTGAAGTTTGCACCCTTCCAGTAATCGAAGGGGTTGGTTGCCTCTTCGTCCTGAAACTCTGGATTCATTGACTCCTGAATCTTGTCGAAGATCTTCTTACCATACTTATAGAGGAAAACCTTGCCCTCGTTCTGAGGGTTTGCAGGATCACTCACCACAAGAATGTTAGAGATATAACTGAGACGACGCTTACGCTGACGAGCGATATCCTTATCACTCTCAATTCCACTGTTCCAAAGTCTACTGTTCATCTCAGAGACTGGATCCTTCTGACCAAGAGTAGTCAGTGAATTCTCGATAAACCAGCCACCTGGTCCCTTGAATCCATGATTGTACAACTTAACCCACGGAATGTCTTCTCCGTCTGCGGCTGGAAGAAGACGAATAACAGCGAAACCGTTACCAGCCTTATCCAGTTCAGGACGCCAAAAGCGGTCATCCTTGTAGTTGTTTGTCTTGTCCATGTTCTCCATTTTCTTCTGGAGACTTTCTAGACTTGAATTGGACTTGTTCTTAAAATCTGAAAAACTCATATGCATTTCCTTTCCCGAGGGACTACCTCGGACTAATGATACTGTTGGGAACTCCCCAACACTTGGTATATTATAACACGATAACGTACCGTGTCAAATATTAAATTGGTAATTTTGGTGTAGAAGGTAGCATATTAAGGATTTCTCCTTCTGCCTGTATCTTCTCGATTATTGGTTTTGATAAATACTTAGCCGCAGCGGCTGGTTCAATTTCATTTTCTTCACATATTCCTATAATGGCATCTATGTAAGAACCACCATGCAGTTTAACGTATTCTTGGAGATCCGTGGTAAACAGTCTCTCGATTTTTTCAAACATTATAAATCTCCTCTGGGGATTATTATATCAAATTTACCATCACACTACAAGTATATATACTAAGAATATAGGAACACATCCTAACGGAGAGAATACATGGCTGTTGACGATAGCGTACTCATAATTGAAGGATCGACTGCGGAAAGAATTGCTACAGACTTTGTTACTGCTGGCAGCACATCCGCACACTATCAGTACATGAAGGTTGCATGGGGAGCAGACGGAACCGCAACTCCCGTTAGTGCTGCTACAGGAACTCACCTTCCTGTTCAATTATACATTGGCGGCAGTGCGATAACATCTACTAGTAATGCACTTGATGTAAATCTAAAAACTTCTTCCATTAGCGTAACTACTGATCTTGGAGTCAGAGGACTCACTGCGGAGTATACCGCCGGCGGTGGAACCTATAGTGGCGACATTGTAGGTGTTACTGGTGAAGTAACGATCACTGATACTGTAACCGTCAAGGGAAGTGGTAAGTCTGCCGATGTATTATATGTCTCTGGATACGGAGGAATGACTGCTGTTGAAGTTTCTGCAATTGACTTTGACATTAGAGGGTTGACGGCCACCTACACCGCAGGTGGCGGAACCTATAGTGGTGATATTGTAGGTGTTACTGGTGAAGTAAGTGCCAATATTGTAGCCAGTGGTGTCACTCTTGGAATAACTTTTGACACTGCAACCACATTCCCAATTACCACTGGTACTTTGGGTGTAACATGGGACGCTGGAACACAATTAGATGCCAACATAACGAACACTGATTTGGATATTCGTGGACTGTCTATGGGTGTTCACGGTAGCACAGCGATGCACGTTGCTGCAAGCACCGACACAGTTATAGTTCAAGGTGTAACAAACGCCTATCCAGTAGCGGTTCACTTAACGGGTATATCAGGAGACGGAAATCAATATCCAGTAGGAATTTCTGGAGATGAACTTAAAGTTTCATTCGCTAACGGAACCGTTAGTGCTACCATAACCGACACAGATATAAACCTTGCTACTGTTGCAAATGGTGTAACTATCGGTATAACTTTCGATGACGGAACTATATTCCCCATATCCACTGGTGCCACATTAGGAATTACATGGGATGCAACTTCAGAGATAGACGCCAATATAACCAACGCATCTATTGCTGTTACCTCCACGGATCTAGATATTCGAGCGTTGAACTCCGCCGATAAAATTACCGCTATGGGATTCAGTGGTCCAGCAGGACTATCTGCAATGCCTGCAATTTTATATGGTGGTGTTGCTACATCACATCCAAGACCGTTAGGTGTGACCATAGGTAAAGAACAGGTAAGTGGTATAACAACTGAACTTCTCCATGTTCGTGTCGAGGGTTCTGGTATCACCAATGTAACTGCTCTACAAGTTCAAGGAAGAAATGATGGACTTACCCTGTTCCCAGTCTCCATCATAGGAACCACGGGCAAAGGCGGACATGAACTAGGTGTAACATGGGATCAGTCAGGAATCCAAACCGTCGTAGGAGCAGGAGTAACCGCACACAACTCTCCGTATGTAAATAGTCTCCTAGTCGGAGTATCTGCTCCAAATTCAATAGGAAACGAAGCGATTGTACCAGTTGGAATCTCTGGTGGCGCTCTTAATGTTAACTTAGTCAACACTGACGCAGTATCATTCAGTGCTACAGTTGATGCCAACACCACGGTTGCAAATGCAGCAAACGCAGCAATTCCAGTTCATGGTGCAACTACAGATGCTACGGCAATATATGTGTCGGGTACTGCTGGATCGACAAGTGCGTGGCCCATCATGGTTCAGGGTTACACCACCGGAAATGGACTTGATGCCCCAATCGGCGTAACCTTTGAGTTCAAGCACGAACTAGAAGGACTCTCTGGTGGAATCACTGCTCTGCACAATGCACTTGCAGGTGTTAGTCTTGCAATAACGTTGCAGGATGCGACGTTCACTGCAACTAACACCGAATTAGGAACTCTAAATAGCAACATAACCACCACCAACAGCAGTCTCGATTCAATGGTATCGGCTTATGTTAACGGTGTAGTTCCAGCAACCGTTCCAGTTTCTGTTTCGGCTCCATCCAGCGTACTAACTTATCGAGTTGTTGTTACTGAGGAGATGCAACTGGCTCATGGTACTGGTACAGCAAACACAACAGCGTTTAATTCGGGAATTAGAATTAAACTACATCAAGATGCATCTGGTCCCGTGTATGTGGGTGGTACAGATGTAACTGTGTCAAGCGGTTACATGTTAAATCCCGGAGAAGATTTGTTCATAGAACAACAGTTCACTGATACAATAGGACTTATATGCGAAACTGGTCTAGTCAACATGAATGTTTATGTAATAGGATATTGATATATGCCCCTGATTGATAAAGTTTATGATTCGGAAAACTACGGTGAATGGTATCCGTGGGGAACTGCCACAAGTCGAAATTATAGTAACACATATCCAACAGCGATTAAGTTGTTACACTCTACTTCGGCCCAAGTGAACTTGGGGTTTAATATTGAATTAGGGACAAAGGTAAACACACAGTTACCACCGTCATCTATTGAAGCCTCTATAAAAACTTGGCCTGATGATTTAACGTCAAATGTGACGACATATAGTGACACAACCACTATATTCAGGTATAAAGTTAATGATAACAGTATTCAAATTGAAATCATGAAACCACCGGTAAATACGGATGATCAAGCCAAATTCGAATTGTATAAAGATTCTCTTCAAAGATTATTCGAAAGAAATATAACTGATTATTTAGATTTCGGTACTATCCTAGATGAAAGTAGTATAAACCAAGATGTCAGCAACTCTAGATATTTTGTCGAAACTTCATTCGTAGACGTAGACGACCCAGGTCCACTTACAATTATCGATGATTCTGATAAGTACAGTATAACAGTAAGTAATTTTCGATTAATACTAAGTACCGATGTCCCTTTCACGACTAACAACACGTTTGTCGAAGGCGGTACTATACAATGGTTACCATTCGAACACCAAATTACCGAAGATGAAATAGAATCAGATTGGTTAGTATCATCTACTGCTACTGGTAAATTTGCCGAAGAAGGTCAATATATAAAACTCCAGAAGCCGGGTTCACAACCTGCCGGATCAAATGCAGACAGAATTTTTCAAGTTGGTAGATACGTCGAATTAACTAACCCAGATGAATCTATATCAGGACATACTGAGGTTATAAGTGTAGATGGCACTCCTCTCTCCGAAGACGTAACTCCAATAAACTACGATATTAAAAACGTATCCATGCGTCCGAAATTAAGAATTAGATATAGAATACCAGCACCGGACAATACATCTAATGTAACCGATCCGGATCGAGATGCTACCAATAAAATATTTAAATTCAGTACTGACACATCCAATAGTACTTTTGGGTATCATCATTTTTCGAACAACGGAGTTCAACCACTCAACCAATGGATTGGCGATTTAGAAAACGATCCAAAGAATTATTTTTTCGGAGATGACAACGGAAACTCTATCCTCGCTGGGTTGGGTGGGATAAGGCAACCTAACTGGGGACAGTGGCACACAGGGATAATGGATGGTCCTAAAGCAACAGGTTTTAATGCTATCGAATTGAGTACCACTTTTGTTACAGTAGAAGGCCCAGATAAAGAAAAGAGAGTAACTCCGTGGAGAAAAGCATATAGATTCCTGAATAGATTTAAATTCAACGGAGCATCAATATCATTATTCCACCAAGCCGGCAACGGATTTCCAGATGCAGAAGGTAAAGCATTCTTTAATATGAAATATGATATTGTGTCTGGTCCGATTTCTCAAGGTCAACGGGGAATTGAATATCCATTATCATGCGTCCATAGACCCCCATGCTTATATGCAGCAGATCTCAGTGAGGAAAACGATCTCGGAAGTAATCACATAACATTAGGTCACAGCATAACAGACTCTAGTCTGGAGTCTGGTAACTGGTGGGAGGCAGACAATCGTGACTATGATGGAAATGGAGTAACCGATCCCAGTTGGAATAGAGTCTCCGCAAAATATTACATAGAACCTGATGGGTATGGGTGGCAATTAAAAGAGCAAAATAATCCAGATTCAATAACCTTTACCCTGAATCTATCCGACGCAGGATCAAGATCAGGTTTAGGTGATTATGATTTTACGGGTTCAGTTTCGTGTACAGACATCGTAATACCAGCATACTCGGGAGAAACCCTATACCGTGAATTTACAGACAACGACCAAGGTTTTATGGTAAACAACTATGTAAATTCGGGAAGTCCAGTTGATGCTATATTCTTTGATATCAGTCAGACTGATGAAATTTTAAGAATGAGTGGGTCGGGTGGATCCATCCCTGGTCCTTCGATGGAAAGATGGAAAGATACATTCGATGGTATCGGAGTAAGAAATAAAACAAAAAATGAATTTAAGAACTTCCCCTCATCTTCTTTCATGAAGCGTATCTCTAAAGATTCTAATGGTGCCGATCTAGATACTAAAGAGAATTTCGTAGTAGCAGTGTACACCAATGAATCTACCAGTTGGTTAAACAATTGGGAAACTAACGACGAAATAGAAGTAAAATTCAATTCTAAAACGGTGATAGCGGACTGGAGTAATCCTAGTCTAAATTTAGACACCGCGACGTATGTGCCTATAAGTTATAGAGATTTAGATGTTGAGTATATGGATGATATCCGAGATGAATTTACTTCATCGGCAGGAAGCATCAACGACTTCACTATAACTTCTGATGGGGAAGTAGACGGAAATATCACCATCGTAATAGACGGTGATATTCCAAGTAATATTAAATTACGCTACGAAGAAAGACCAGACTAGTCGAATCTTTCCAACTGAATTCACTTATTCCAAGGAAAGAACTTTCGTACCCAATACCAAATCTTTCTACCGCATAATGCGCCTAGACCGAAGATTACCAGAGTATAAAAAGTAGTCCCAAGAATATCGGTTAAATCTAAATTTTCCATGTACATTTCCTTTCATGAAATTTCATGTCATCTAATATGTATATAAAAAAACCTCGACTCAAATTTTCCTCAAGGTGGGGCGCAGAGAGAAGGCTGGGAATGCTATCAAAAACACTGCCTGCCAATTTGAGTCGAGGTGATTTTTAGTCTTGCAGGTTTCGCTTGTAGGGGAACACCATATGTATCACTTCTCTTCTTCGAATCTTCCTCGAAGAATTCTAGTATCCATACGATCACGGTACTGCTTCGGATTCTCCCACAGACGAACATTGCCCATGAGATCCACCTTGCACTTCCAGATCATACCACACATTACGAAGAAAGCAAACGACATTCCGTATTCAATCGGAATAAATCCTGCGATCATTAGAATACCAAGAAAGGCATTCAGTGTAGTCATCATCAAAAGCATAGTCATTGCGTACTGCTGTTCAAACATTAAGTTTCTCCACCTTAAGGGCATCTTCTCTTTTTGCAAGAAGATCGAGCCAGTGTTGCTTTTCATTATCACATTGTCTAATTCGAATCTCTGCTATATCTCTAAGGTGACTCGAAGTTAGATCATAACAAGAATGCTGTCTTACAAATATGAGTTCTTTACCATCCCAAGTTACTTCGGACATCCATTCTGTATTCATTTGTGGTTCTTCCTAAACTGATTATTGTTATCATTTGCGTCCGCCGCGGCATCTTGTGCATACCACTCGGCGTAAATAATTCCTGCTTCATCTAGGCGAGTTGCCCCTTCAGGAGAGAAGGTTGCTAACTTCTCAACTTCTTCTTGTCCTTCTTTTGAGATCCACGCATCAAATTCGTAAGTAAATCGAGCAAGATCATTCTTACCCATAATCTTACCAGTGATAAAGCAGATGTCTTCTTTGAAGTCTATCCAATTTAGATTTTTATTTTTTTCCATGCTCATATTATATAAACCTTCAAGAGAACTGTCAATTAGTAAATAACGTTTTTGTACTTGCTGTGTTTGTAACAATTTTAACATCAGGAATGCCGAATATTGTCACACTTCTAGTTTCTGTTTTTGGTTGTTTAATTTTTAAGCCAGTCTGGGTAAAATTGGCATTATGTAAACCTTCGATGTAGATTTTTACTTTATTGGTAGTGCTAGACGAAAGTTTAGTTTTCATCTGTGTATTATCCGTATCATGTATTACGATTTTATTTTTCATTACCGTGTTACATCCGAAGAAACATTAAATCGCCCTTCGACAATTCTAGAAACAGTTCCATCGGTTGCAGTTAATTCTAGATCATAGAAATGTCTACCCTTTGGTGCATTCTTCATTGTAGTGTGGTCTGCAAGAACGAATATACCACCAGTTATTCCTGCGGTGGTTCCAGTAGAACCAGCGTTGAGGTAAATACCACCAGATCCAGAAGTTCCATCGTATGTCGCACCAACCACATATTCACCCGTCGATCCGCCACCAGTCAGTCCTCTTTCGTAGGTGTTACCCGAAAAATGAAGTAGAATTCCTGATGCATCGATATGTCTACGGACTTGCAGATCGGCAGTATAACCACTAAGATCAATCCCAACTGATCCTAATGTTTGATACTCTACAAATAGTTTAAAAGATGATCCACGATCCACATTAATATCATGCTTTGCTGATGTCATAGTGATCTCCCTTTATTCTATTTATGTATCTAATACGGCTGGTGGGACTCGAACCCACATGAGGGAAACCCTCGACAGATTTTAAGTCTGTTGCGTCTGCCAATTCCGCCACAGCCGCTTTAGTTTATCGAACCTTCTTACCGTTACCTCTACGAGAAGTTTTCGCAGGAGCGTTACCCTTAGTCACCTTTGAATTTCGGGGAGATCCTGCCTTCATCATGTTATTAACGTGCTTAGATTGTGAAGAATTCTTAGCCATTGTGTTTCCTTTCAGAGAAGTTCTATGTCAGAGTCTGTAGTATAGTAGATTTTGTCGAATAGTGCAATAGACCAAGGTAAACAAAAACGACAAGGTTTACTTTTTCTCATTTCACCAAACCGATTAAATCTAAAATTGCAGAGTGTTAAATTATCTTTGGACCCTTTATATCGAAGAAGTGCATCCAATTCAGAATGTACTTCATCAAATCGGTAGCCGTACTTTTTCGCCATCGGGTGTGTTCGGAACTTGTTCGTTCCAATTGAAACAATTTCATTCTTACGAACTATGATAGAAACATGCTTTTTCGGTCTCGGTATTTCTAGAGAGACGGGAAGAGCAGTATCCATAACCTTTGTCATTGTTTTACTATTCATAATTAAACTCCCCCACTTGGGCTCGAACCAAGGACCTAGCGGTTAACAGCCGCTCGCTCTACCAACTGAGCTACAGGGGAAAAAATACACGCTCGATAGGACTCGAACCTACGACCTGCGGATTAGAAATCCGCTGCTCTATCCAACTGAGCTACGAGCGCCTAGGGTTTACTCAGTTAGAGTCAATGCAGGTCCACTAATAGACTGCTTAGTAGGAATTACCAAACCATTACCAAACGCAGTATTATATTCGTTGATAAGTTCGTCATGGGGCTTTACCATAAAAGGAATGAAACTTTCCTTGATAGTAATACCATCTGAGATATCAACGTAGGGCATCCAAGGCATCAATCCAATGCTGCCCTGTCCTGTTGGAAGGATAAGTGCGGGCTTCTTTAGGGTTACAGTGCGTCGATTACGAGGTACGCTACCATCTTTCGTACTCCCCACGTCAGCGATTACCTCTTCGCCGCTGTTTAGTCTTACGATCTGAATGTTCATTCTTTTTACCTTTCTTGGATCCGAAGATCTTTTCATAATTTTCTCGATACTTATCGAGATCTACTTTTCTATATTTATCACCTTTACCGGCGCCGTGTTGTCCACCCATAAATATCCTTTCAAAAGAAAACCGCCAACGGGAGCTCACAAGACTCTCCTCCGTATCTTGGATCTCCCGCTGGCGGTGTTAAAATATGGGACTCAGGGTTATTGTATACCTGAAGGAAGCAGCACGAACGTACAATTTCTGTAGTAATCTGCTTCCACTACTCCACACATCCCGCTAAGGATCATCTCATACAAGCATTTCTGCATCATACGGACAGGTCGCTAAACCATTTGGAGTTTGCACTATCCCCATTCGTAGAGGATTGTTATGCGAGTCCCGTAAGGGAGGTAATTAGTCTCCCTCACATTATTTCTTATTCACTTGTCATACGAGTATTATACTCGTTGTGGTGGGTTTGTCAATCCCTAATCTTAGAAATTTCATCATGAACTTGATCTTCGATCTTACTGATCTGAGTCCAAAGTTCGTCGTGACGGGCATCACGTTCACGCTCTTCAAGATTATTTTGTGCCTCGATGGTTTCCTTTCGGAAACGATACACAAGAATAATTCCAGTAGCGATAATCAAACCCATGAAAAGATTTGCTTGATCGGTCTGTTGTGCATAGAATGCACCAGACGCCGTAAGAAATCCAAGTGTATTAACTTCAGTATTACGAAACATTTTAGTTCTCCTTGTTCCAGAGTACCTTCAAAGTCTTATCGTAGACCATAAGGTATCTGTGTTTTCTACTTCGTTGGCGCCACTCTCCGTCGAGTCCGCTCATCTTACCTCTACTATGCTTTAAGAATGATCCATCTTCTTGTTTGATCCAGAAATCTTTCTTTGAATCGGACAAACCATAGTAATTAAAATTTGATGCTTTGTAGATCGTACCTTCATGGTAATCTGCATCAGCATAACTTAACACCGCTCTAACCATAGTTGTTTTTCGCAACCTTCGCAGACATCTTGAAACGAACCATGACGCCAGATTTTTTTCACTTCCTTGGACGGATGGGTGCAGACACAACCTGCTAAGTTCGAAAAGTCCGTCCTGCTGATTACGTTGTAACCCGAATGCTGATTGTGCCAATTCGGGAACTGGTAATCCTGTGAAAATGCATACCCCAAGAAGTCCTTCTGATGAAATTGTTTCGTCTCGAAAGAGTCCATAGTTATATCCACTCTTAAATCCACGGGAATGATCCTTCAAGTAATGGTATTCAAGAAGTAAATCTTTTGCATCTTTTTTACCAATACGATAGATCGTAAAATTCTTCATAAAGCGTCTAGACGGACTCGAACCGTCAACATTTAGTTTGGAAAACTAACACTCTACCAATTGAGTTATAGACGCATTGGTGGGGGGAGGAATTGCAATTCCTCCCCCCCAACAGAACCCTGTATGATCAGGCGATCATGAAACGACTTCCGTCGTTGGCGAACCCGTACATGCGGGTGCCAGGGTGAGTGTCCTGCATCGAGTAGCGGATGCTACCGTTAGCACACGACTCGGTCGTGATCTCCCAGTTTCCGAAGCACTCAACCTGCGACTTGATGTCGCTGATGGTGGCCCGAAGGTTACCGACACCGAATCGGCTCTTGGCTTCCCGAGGGGTGAGGCCCTTACCGTTGGAGAGATAGTTCATGACCTTACGACGCTTGGTGGTGGTGTTGCTCATAGTGGCAATACTCCGATTGTGGATGCTGTTTTCGTTTAAGAGTCTTGGAATCGCATCCGTGTTCCTCGACTCGACTGTGTAAATTATACCAGATCTGTGTTCGTTGTCAACCCTCTTGGAGAGTTTTTCCGAAGTTTTTTAAATACCCCCTGAAGGACTCGAACCTTCGACCTGCGGCTTAAAAGGCCGATGCTCTACCAACTGAGCTAAGAGGGCAAAAGATGCGGGTGGCGAATCCCGCTTACGCCTGGAGTTTTGGGTACGGTAATCTCTAAACCGCCAAGGTGCTGGGGACTGGTTAACCTAGAACCACCTGAGTTTTTGTGTTCAGGTCACTGTCATAATAGATTATAAATTATTTAACAGTCATATATTGTTGATCATTCCCACATGGTTTACGTCCTTAGAAGTTTATGTCCTTACCAGTACTCCACTATTATACTCTAGAAGAAGTTCCTTGTCAATCCAACTAGGGACTTTATCTGGATTTTTCCATCGGGCAAATCTCAGTTTGTCTCCGATGTAATACTGCCTATAGGCTTCCACTGAATCTTGCCTCTTGTAATCATTAGGCATTGCTTGGGCAAAGGATGACCGCATAGAATCATTAGGCATGTTTTTGGGGTAGTTGACTCGAAGGTATTCGATGACATCCTGAGATCCATGCCTCTTGTCGTACCGTCGTGTGTATTCCTCGCACATTTCGAGAGCATGGATAGACAACCAGAGGTAGTTCTGTAGACTCTCCATCGTCCACTGAGTACACGGGTGTCCACGCATCGTGGACTTGTACAGGACGCTCTCACGCTCGTCTGAGAGGATCCATCGGGTGTATCTACGTCCGTTCTTGGTACGATCCTCGAAGCGATCTCCGTCGAGGCAACGATGCGCCGTCGAGAGCATCTGTGCCGATTCGATAGGCATCTTGACGATGTGCTGATCACACAATTCGATTGCGGCAGTTTTTGGATTACTTTGTACGGCAAATATGTTCATTCTAGTCCTGTTCTATAGGGGGGAGTCATATCTTTGACCCTTTCATATCTTGGTTTACCCCAGCGATTATACCAGAGATCTACGATATCTTCAAGAGACCTATTTTCACACGGTCGGTAATACACTCCTCGTTTCTTTCCATGCTTTAGGTTGTTCTTCAATCCTCTTGCCTTATTATAGGCAGATATTCTTCGCATCCGAGGATTACTACCCGCACCAAAGGCACAGGAAGGAATAGGCACATCGTTCTCCTTCATCCACTTCAGCATCTCTCTGTAAGCGTCCTCAGAGACATGTTCGTGTCCGTATCCCTTCGTATACCCTAAGAACCGAAAGACGCGGTTGTACTGCGTCCCTCGTCCATACAGAGACGTTGTGATGACTCCTTGGAGGGTATCTCCGTAGGATCTGTGGTAATGATCAGAGACGATCCTAGACGCTCCTAGAGACGCTATGAGTTTGCCTATATTCCAGTACCATGCAAGAGGCTGTAGTCCAACACAGACTGACATGTCAACATACTGCCTAAGAGATCTGCCTTTTTCAGACTTATCTTTAGGCAGATTGAGGTACTCGTCTCGGACTCCAAGATTGATCACTGGACTGGCAAAAGACAAAGCACCAATCACCTGAGTATCATGGAAAACCATAAAACCAAATTTGCGGCCTGGTGCAGGACGCCAGACCGCTTTGCTAATTTCTTTCTGGATCTTTACCACTTCAGACATCGATACCAGAGACATCGATATTTTTTGGGGATCTAGATTTATTAGTTCATGAGTGTGATTGATCGGGGAGATCATTTAGGGAGGGGTGCCTCGTAAAAAACTTTAATACCCAATGCTCTAGCTAAGGCAAGTTCAGCATTTGCTCCCTTGCTCTTCTCCCACCCAGACATCATGTAGATTGCCGTACACTGATCACAGATAGAGTCCATGTCCCGCTTCAGTGCGGCACGCATAAACTCATGGTCCTCGTAGCAGTTGTCTGGATCAAAGTCGTAAGAGGGCGAAGTAGGTTTGCCCTGTTCACGATCCAGTTCTGCTGGATTGATTACCTGCCAACCCTGCTCACGAAGCACACGGGCGCATCGATCAAAGGCAGGGTAGTTGTAGTTCTCAAACCCACGCATGGGTCCGGCGACATAGATTGTTGGTTCTCGTTCCATAACAAAT